ATATTCTATATACTTGATTTGGTATAATATTACAATAACTATTTATAAATCTATTTTTAAAATCAACAATATTACTTGTTAAACAATCTGTAAATATAATTAAATCAAAATTAATTTTTAATTTAGTATTATATGCAAATTTAATACTTAAAACATTTATTAAATTAGCATTATAAAGTTTTTCATATTGGGTACTTGCAGCTTGTGATTTGAGTATTTTTGGTTTACCTTTATCTTTTCCACTTTTTATAACTATAAAATTACCTTCATCATCAGTAGCATAAGTATCAGGAATACAATCATGATATTGACCACATTTTATACCTAAATTTTGATATTCTTCAGAATTTAAAAATTTAGCAATAGCGAGAGCGGTTTCACCAGATTTAGACACAATGACAATTTTTTTATCAAGATTATTTTTAATTATATTTCCAATTTCAATTAATTTATTATCATTTTTTATAGCAAGTTCTTTTCTTTTATATGTTATTGTATAAAAAGTATTTGCTCTTTCACTTAAAGCATTAGGATTATAAATTTTATCTATTTCTCGTTCATAATCAGAAGTCATATCTAAATGTTCATTCCAACCATTTTCTTCAGCAAAACTATATCTAAATTCACTTGCAGAAATATTTAATAATTTATCTCCACGAGCACATTTTTCAATATTTGATAAACTTCCAAAAATAGTTATACTTTCAGAAATAAATTGTTCTGCTTTATCATATTCTTCTTTATCAACTTCATTTAGCGGAACACCACATCTCCATTCCTTTACGGGGGAATAAATATAAGCCATACGAGCTTCATTTGGTGTAACAGTTGTTTTAAGAAAAGTACTATGTTTAACTAAAAATATATTCATATCATTATTTAAATTAATTTCAGTAAATATCATTAATAAAAATTTAGCACAACTATCAAATTTTCTTAATTTATCAATATCTCCAACATCATTTCCATTTATTCCAACTGTTATGATACAATCATAATTGTAATTAAATTTTGGATTAATATATTGTTTACCGCTAAATATTATATTTTTATGTTCATTATTATCTAATTTATTAATTTCTTCTTTAATTTTATTAGTAACATCATAATAAGGAGTTACTATAAATATTTTTCTATCTGTATTTTTGTTTAATATAGCAATTGCTATAGAAGCTATTAATTTATATGGTGTTAATGGCATTATACAAAAACAATAACCTTTACCATAATTAGCTCTAAATGCAGATATTATTTCATTTGTATATTTTTCAATCGGCGTCATCAAATAAAGTTTTACTTAATCCACTATATTGTTTAAGTAGCATTTTACCACTTTTTGTTTTCTTTATTGCATCTGCTTTTTGATTACTTGAAATACCTAATATAATTGGGTCAATTAACTTCATAGTTTCATTATAATAATAATTATAATCTATATTTCTAAACATTATATTTTTTTCATCAACAGTATTTAATATAGTAACTTTTTGTCCTGCACATAAATTACTTCTTCTTCCTGTAATATTTGTAATATTTCCATCTTTATCTATAAAACAATCTACATTTACTGATTCTTTTTCAACTTTTTCTATAATTCCTCCAATAATAGATACATAAAATCTATTATTTCTTTGTAATATATTTTTATTATTACCTTCTGTATAAATACAAATCCAATCTCTACTTACATTTTGAGTTTTACAAAAATCTAAAATATTTGTACATTCATATAATGTATTTAAAATTGGTTTATCATATAAAAGATAATCATAAGCTGCTTTTGTAACAATAGGCATATTGTAGCCTTTTGATAAATCAACAGCATACATTAAAGGATTATAATCACCTTTTGTATCTACTTTACCATCAATTTTTTCAGCAGCATAATTATTTATATCTCTACAAACATATCTATTATATAATTCACTATCGGCATCCATTTTAGTTAATTGTTTCCAATTGTTAGCTATTGTATCAAATATTGCTTTTTTAGTTTTTGGAATTTTAATTACAATACCGTCAGTATTAGCACTAACAACTTCTATATCATTTAGTGTTAATTCTTCACAAAGCATCATAATCATAAGTTGTCCATTTATAGTAACTTGAAGAGTACAAAGTCTATCAAATAATTCTCCATATTCATAACCAAATTTACCATATATGGCATTTATCACAATTTTTAATACAAGAGCTAAAACATCTTTTGGTATTCCATCAATAAGCTCTTCTTCGCTATGTTTTGCACGAACACGAGTATCTTTACAATATTTTACCGTATTTTTAAAAGCAATTTTATCTAAATGTTCAGGATGAATTTCATATGCAATCATAATAGAAGGATAATATGAAGTTATATCCCAGTGACAATAAATATAGCTATCATCTGTTAAATTACTCCAATCTTCTAAAATTTTAGTATCATTATCATTTATAAATTTTATTTTACTAACTAATTTACGAGGCATATCTTTACTATGTAATCCACCAGTAGCAATAGTATAATCTAATTCTCCTAATCTTACAACTCTTTCAAAAGCACTTTTTCCTATACTATATAAAGTGGTTTCTTTCATTTCTTTAAGCAAATCTTGTAAAGGTTTAGTTTTAAATTCAATAAATGGAAATATAATTTTTTTAAGAGCAAATCTATTTCTTTCAGTTTTTTTACCTTTCCATTGTGAAGGATTAAGACCACTATTATCAGTATATAATTTTTCAAATATAATATCTCCAATTTTACTTCTTGAAGCACTTAAAACATTTACATTAAATGATTTACTTATAGAATATCTTGAAGCAATTTCATCTTTATATAGACGAACTATTTCACAAACTATAAATACATCATTCATATTATAATGAATTACATCATTTACCCATTTAGGGATCATATATCTATCCCATTTTCCAATTAATTGATTTAATTGTTCTTCAGTAAAATCTTTATATTTAGGAATTTTATGATAAATGTTAATATCTTCTTTTCCAATAGGAGGTAATTCATGTTCAAGTAATTCATACCATTGAAGGTTTATACTTGTTTGTTTAAGACTTTTTGGAAAATATATTTTTTCACCATTTTTATCTACGCCTTTTCCACATTTATTAAGTGCAAATATATTCATTACGTCAATATCAATATAAGGTAAAGCATAATCTTTTAATTGTTTTAATAAATAATCAGTTCGAGCAAGTTCTTTATTATTTTGTGTATCTATTATATGTTTTGAAGTTTCATATAATCTATAAATTAATTCTTTAGTATTATTAGTATTATTATAATACATTAATAAAGCTGCAATCATAAGTTTATCATAATTATTATTATTATAACCAAACATATCATTTCTTATAGCTTTATCTTTTTCTATAAATTTAGGAATTAAATTAGATATAAATTCAATCATACTTAATAACATACTATCATCAAAATCACTAATCCAAAATTTATATTGTTTAACTTTAGAAAGTCTATTTTTTATTTCAGTAACAGATAATTTCTGTATTAAAGGAATATCTTGCCTTTTTCCTTTTTTATTAATATTGCAACAATCTTCAAATGTTTTTAAATAATCATTTAAATCTACAATACTAATAGAAAAGAAATTAGGCAAGATTTCTACATCATAAGCCCATTTTTGAATCATAAATCAATAATATATATCTATATATAATTCAATTTTATTTTCTTTTATTTTATTTTCCATAACAAAGTATTAATTCTGTTTTTGCTCTACTGCAAGCAACATATAAACGACGAAGTAAATCATTTTTATCAGAATAAACTATTCCATTTTTAGAGTATATCATATCCATACAATCTACAAAAACACAATCATAAGTTGAACCTTGAGATTTATGAGCAGTTATAGCAAAGCCATAATCTAAATCTCTTGGATATAATACAGTACCATAAATGTCTTTAATATCTGATAGTAAAAGATATTTTCTTTTAAAATCAAAATACTTTTTCCATTTTGCGGCACGAGTTCCAATACTTGCAGTTTTAGCATCTTTTATAAAAGAACTAACAATTTCATGATATTTAATTTTAGTATATCTATCAGTATCATCAAGTATAAACATTGGTGTAGTAATTTTACCACCATGTATTGCTTGAAATCTTACATTAAATCCTTTAAATTTATATTGACTATCAACATAATTTACAATTTCATTAATAATATATTCTTCACTATTATTTAATATTATACTTAAGTAATCATCTACTATAGTTTGATATGACATTATTAAATCATTTTTTGTTAAAATGTTTTTTTCTGAATCACTAACAATAAGATTTCTAACAAATTTATTCCATGATTGTACAGCTTCATTTGTATAAGAAATAATACGATACATATCAATATTTTTCTTATATTCAGGATTAGTAAAACGATTAATAACAGCTTCTGTAAATTGTTTTTGAGGTAATATACAATAGCCTTCATTATTTTCATTATAATTACTAATTCCTATATGAGTTGTTAAATATTGAATAAATCTATTAGTATTATTTTCTATGTCATATCGTAACATATCTAACAATCCTAATATAGGATTTCCTATACCTTGTCTTACAATTTCAGTTAAATGATATACTTTAGAACAAATATTAAAAGCAATACTTTTTTTTTGCTTTACAGGTGGTAATTGATCACTATCTCCAACAAAAATAACTTTTATTTCTTTTTCTAAACAAGTATCTCTTATATAAGTTACAAGACCTGCTGGTAACATACTTGATTCATCTACAATGAGTACTTTTGTATCATCTATTTTAGGTGTTGCTTTTGGAGCAAATTGTGGATTTGTAGGATTAAAATCTTCAAGTTTTAAATCCATACGAAAGCCAAAAGTGCTTTGAATTGTAAATACTTTTTTTAATCCACCTAATGATTCACTAAATACTCTACAAGCTTTATGAGTAGTACTACAACAAGTTATAACACTGTCTGCATAATGACAATTTAATAAAATATATTTTATAACAAAAGTTTTACCAACTCCACCAGCACCTGTAAGTCCAACAATATATTTAGTTTTATCAAAAGGTTGAGATAGAAAATTAAGTATATTATTAACAGCTTCTTCTTGACCAGCAGTAAAAGTTATTGTTTTATTCTTGTTCCCCTGTAGAGGGAATTGATTGTTCTCCATTTCCATATTTTATTTCAAAGTTTTCTTTAATTATTTTATGATTTTCTAAATAAAATGCTTTTGCTTCTGAACCATCACTTGTTAAAGTAGTAATATCTGTATTTAATATTTCTATATATTCTTTATCATTATATTTTACAATATATCCGTCTACAATTACACCAGGAGCAAAAGGTTTCCATTTATAATTTAAATTAATTTTTTCAAATTCATGTCTAAACCATAATAGTATTTTAGAATTATTTTCATTAAATTTAAATACACTTTCTTTATCTTTACAAGAATAAGAAGATTTAGTAATAGGATAATCTTTAGATTTGCCATGAATATCTTTAACTCTTACAAAATAATTGGCTTCTAAATCAATCCAAACTACACCTTTAATATTTTTTAATTTTGAAGGTGTAGTTTTTGTTGATTTATTATTTTGTTTTTTATTAACTGGAGCTAAAGCAAAATTGAATTTTATATTCATTGTTTAACCTTTTTAATAATATTAAACATTTTTCTTTCAATTTTTGCTATATTAGATTTAATAAGTTTATTTTCTTGTTTTTCTAATTTAGCAAGTTTTGCAGCAGCTTTTGCTTCTTTTTTAGCTTTTAGATATTCTTGGCGTTCTAAAAGTTTTGTAGTTTTTATCTCTTCAAAACTTTCGCAATTAACATGATAATCGCAGTGATGTACAAGGAAATCTATTTTTCCCCATGTATGAATACCGCATTTACCACTTGTTGGGTCAACTTTAATTGTTTTTGTTTCAAAATCAACCATAATACCATTTCTCATAATATGAGAAATTACAGACTTTTCGTCATAATGTTTTTTATTCATTACTTTACAAGTTTAATTGTTAATAAAATATGTTGTTAAAAATAAATTATTTTTAATTTTCTATTAAACCAAAACCTATAATTTTAATATGTTTATTTAACATAAAAACTAAAGCTTTTATTATATTTGAATTGACATCTGTATCATCAACTGTATTGCAATTTGTATTTATAAAATTTTCTATAATATCATGTTTTAATAAATCTAAATCTATAATATCGTTTTTGCTACAACGATAAGTATAGTTAAATATACACTTATCAATTATATATGTAATTAAATAAGTATTATATTGTTCAGTATTCATAATTTTATAATTTAATTTTTAATTATTATTATAATCAATCAAAGTAATATTATTTATTATAATATTATCAAATAATATTTTTTTTATAATGTTTATATATTTAATATTAACAGTTAAATTTTTATATATTCTATTTATAATATATTTTTTAACTATACCTCTATCAAAATTTCTAATTTGAGAAACAAATTCAAATTCTTCACAAAATGTTTTATTATTTATATTAAAAGTTATTTTATATTTATACATATTATATAAGATTTTGAGAAATTGTTTATTTTAAGGCTTATATAGAGCAAAAATATGCTAAACTTATTAAGACATAATAAAGCATAAAATGATTGAAAATAAAGCTAAAAACAGCTTTTAATTCAATTATATCGTATTGTTATGTGTTACTACATAAGATTGATTGAGCTTTATGTTTGTTTTAATAATTGCAAAATTATTAATAATATCTTTATATTCTTTATTATGTTTTATTTTAGTTATTGTGCATATAAATGTTCTTTTATTATATTATTTATTATTTTATTATAATTAATCGGTTCGAAATTAGAATTACATACAATATATTGGTTTTCATCAAATTTAAGAAATCTAATATACTTTATATTCCAATTATTACAATTTTTTACTTTAGCATTTAAATATCTCCATTCACATTTTCCACCAGAAGCAGCTTCAACAGATTTTAGCCAAGGTATTATATTTTCAATATTTATTAAATATTCTTTCTTTACTTTAAAATTAATAGTTGGTTTATCTTTTATAGTATTTCTAAATAAATAAAAATCTCTTGTATCACAAGAGATTGCATTATAATTAGAATTGATTGTACAATTATCAATATAAATCCATTGATTTTCTTCCATAATTTACTTTAATTTATCATTTAATTCTTTTAAATAAATTATAACAACAATAAATAATTCAATTATTATTATACTTAGCCACATTATCATACCTTTATTATTATCTATAAAAGTATCATAAATAAAAAATATATATGATATTGTTGCTATAAGAATACATAATTTATCATTTTTCATAACTTTAATAATTTAAAAATAAAAACTACTACTACTTTCACAAGCAATAGTAGTCAAAATTCAAATTCAAAAACAAAAAATTAAAATAATGTAATAAAACTTATAATACTATTTCTACTTTCACAAGCAAAAATAGTTTTTTCTTCAAGTGTTATAATTTAATTTATTTTAAAAGTGCATATTCACTGTTATATAATGTACAAGATGTTACTGTCCAATTTGAATCACTATGATATTTCCAAGCTTTCATAGCAGCATAAGCTTTTTTTTCAGTATTAAATGCTCCTTGAGCTATTGCATCGTCTTGATTAAATTCAACGACGATATAAATACGTTGATTATTCATAATTTTATTAAATTTTTATATTTCAATTTTCATATTTTAATAATTGTTTTATCCAAAATTTCATCATTTTATTAGATAATTTTTTAATAAAAGTTTTAGACATAAAATGAATTCTCATAATATTATAAATTTAATATATTTCAACAATTTGTATATTATTTACTAACGCTCTAAGAGTATCATAATATAACATACTTTTATCTACATTTTCATAAGAGATTTCATTTATAATTCCTTGAGCAATTTCTTCTTTAATATATTTAATATTAAGAATTTGATCACCAATAAGATATAAATGTTTAATATATTCTCCTTTTCCTAATGTATATTTAACTTCATATTCTTTTTGTGTCATAATTGTATTAGTTTTAATATTAGTACCGAGAATGGGATTTGAACCCACACGAGCATTACTGCTCAAAAGATTTTAAGTCTTTCGTGTCTACCTGTTCCACCAGCTCGGCATATACTGTTGATAATATCAACAGTATTTTATTTTTATTTACCATTAGCTTTGTACATATTGTTAAGATATACTTGTTTTTTAACAAATATACGATTTATTCTATCTCTAGTAATTTCTTTATTTCCTTTATACTTAATATTATAAGTATCTTGATAAAAATAAATTCGGTTTTCTTTGTTAATACCTTTACCAAATACAAAAATAGTTTTGGTATGAACTTTTTTAAGAATGGTATATAACCACCATTCTTTTATTGCTTTAAAAACTTTTTTCATGTTTGTTAAAAATTAATTTGTTATTCCACAATGTAGTTTATCATATCGATTAATTAATTTACATAATGTAGCATTTGTCATATCTTCTATTACATTGCAAGTTGCTTCAATAGGACAATTATGACAATTGCTAATTGATGTAAAAAATTCATCAATAGATAATCTATCTTTTTCAATATTTCCTGTTGCTTGCATATCTTTAATAATTTAAAAGATTAGCCATTATATCATTTTCATCGCCTTTTTTAGCAGCATCTTCTAAATCGTGTGCTACTTCATCAAAGTCGTTATGAAAATAATCTCCAAGATTTTGTAACTCTTGTATTGAATCAACAGTTACAGTACCATCAGATTGAATAGGCATAATAATATAAATTTTAATAACAACAATGAGAATATTATAACAAGTATTATAAAAACATAAAATTAAATACTCTCATTGTTGTTATAGCATTTATTTATTTTTCAACATCGACAGGATTACCGAGATTGTTATCAGAATCTAATTGAGCATTAAGGATTTCAGTTGTTATTTTATCCATTTTGCCGTCTTTCTCGTGAGGTATTGCTTCACCTGCACTTTTAGCAAACTCCATTTCACAGAAAGTATCTAATGCTTTACTTGCAACAGACGCTATTATGTTAAATGAAGAAACAAATGATTCAAGAAAGAAAATTTCAGTGTAACGATAATCATGATTGATTCCTTTTGAACAAACTGTAAATTTATCCCAAAGGAATTCTACATAATTACCACCTTCTGTAATTATTTTCTGATTGATTAATCGTTTTACAATGCCAAGAGCAGTGTAACGACGAATGTCAGCATTTGCATGAACTATTCGTATCATGCGTACCAAATGAGCTTCCATACTTTGTACACGAGCAGGAAGTCCAGGATAACGAACCTCTTTAAGTTCTTCAATTTTTGCATGAACATAATTAGTTCTGCGATAATTCTGATGACCGTTAAAACGGTCATTACTACGACCGTTAAAACGGTCATTACTACGATAATAAGCCATGACTTTTAATTTGTTAATAGTTTAATTTATTAATGTTGCAAATATACAACAATTATTTTGATTATACAAGTTTTTTAAGAAATTATTTTAATAATAATGAAATTTCTTTTTCAACAACAAATCAAACACTAATTTTAATATAAACAAGTATATTAAAATTAGTGTTTGTTGTTATTATTAAAATTTAAGAGTGTCAAATTTCTTATCTACTACACGAGCTACAAGTTGTTCACCAACTGTACTAAAATTAATATCAATACAATCATTGTAATAACTTGTGTTTTTAACAATATTACTTTTACCACTGAATGGATTATAATATTGTTCTCCTGCTTGAACAGGAGTCTGTACAATTGTAATAGTACCACCTGGAAGAAGATAAGATATTAATTCAGGATTTTTTGTAAGCACATCAACAATAAATGCAAGTTCTCTTTTATGAGAAATAGCAGCAGAAAGAGAATAAAAACTTACAGGAATAGTATGTGATTTAGCACTTACATATTCGTTTGTAAGAGGATTAACGCACTGCATTTTGTCAAAGACTGTGTCAGCTGTAATGATAACCAAATCGTTATCATTAGAAGCATGACTGAACGTGGCTTTGGTTATAACCACGTTCTTAAATTCTTTGCCTCCTTTTTCTTTAAGCATTTTGATAGCGTCTTCATAACTCAATAACTGAGTTACAACGTTGTCATTTTGTTCAACAACTTGTTCACTACCTGTTTCAATAACAGGTTGTTCTTTTACTTCTGTACTCATGTTTTACTGTGTTTTAAAAAGTTATTAAAGTTCGTATGGATCACCATACTTTTTATAATATTGTTCGATTTGCTCCCAATAATATGATTCAATGATTACATCATTAAATATATTATCGGGTATATCTAACAGCATTTCACGAAAAGCATGAATTGTTACTTTAGCTTCTTTAAATTGAAGAAGCTCTTCTTGTGTAATTTCAACAGTTTTATTAGTATTATATTTATTCAATATTTTTGCATATATTACTATACAAAATATTGTTAATGAAAATGTTAATAAAGCTGTTGAAATTATTGTGTCTAATTTAGAAGTGTTCATAATTTTTTTCTTGTTAATAACGATAATTCTTCTTTTGCTTTTTGTATTGTTGAACAAACAATAATACTTAATTTGTGTGTTATTGTATCATATTTATGAATTTCGTTGCCGATACGACAACACATAATTTTACTGCTATAATTAGCAGTTTTCCAATTACTTACATTTAATACCATGATTGTGTTGATTTAATTGTTAATAAAATTGTTAAAGATTTATATTTATTTCCCAGTAAAGAGATATGTCATACAAAATATGATATTTGTGATTGAGTTGATAAATTTTCTTGTAGTATAAGAAAACAAAGAAGCACCGCGATTTATTGCGGCACTTCTTTGACCAACACAATCTTTATTTGTACTATTAGTATAAGCCCGAACACCTCATCAAGGTTGTACATATTGTTCGGGATTTTATGCAGGTGAAGAATCATTTATGGCACCTGCAATGGAATTTCAACCTTTATACACACGAGTTGTTATAATTACTAACTCGTGTTCTATTTCTATATTATGAAGATATAATTTTATATCTTCTTTTATAGATTTAAGTGTGTTGAATGCTTTTAAAGCATTATAATTAGTATCGTAATAATTTTTATATTTATTATCAAATTCTATATATGGAGCAATTCCAATAAAATCTACTCCTTTAAAAAAGTCATCAATGTTATAACTTATGCGTTCTATAGTAAATAAAGTCATAATAATAAATATTATATATATTTAATTTCAATACCGCAATCTTCTGCTTCTTTAAGACTGAATGTATCGGAACCTTTTATTTCTTTTTCATCTTTTTTGTAAGAATATTTTATTCTTACAAAAAAATCTGTTGTTAATTCTACAGAAATAATAATTACATCATTTACATCCATATATCTAAGAAGTTTTTCTTTTATTTTACTAATATTACTATCAGTAGTTATTGATGCACTTTGTGGAACACCATTAATTAGTAGATTAAGATTTAGATGCAATGCTTCTATACGCTGTAAAAGTAATTCAAGATTTTCAGCTGCTAAACCACGAATAACATAAGAATCTATTGTTTTCATATCGTTAATACAATTTACCTTTATATTGTGAGGTTAAAAGATTATTTAATTTGTTAATTGATTGTTCCTTTACGGGGAATATAATAATAACAATTATATACATTATAAACTATATTATTATCTATTTTGTAATATAAAATATATAATATAATATAATATAAATATAATATATAAATATATTATATAATAATATAATATAAATATATATAATATATATAATATACTATTATAGTATAATAATATAATAATTGTTATTGTGTGCAGATAGAATTAAGAGAAATACTATTATTATTATAAGTAACAAGTATTTCAATAAAAGAAGTTGAAGGATTACTCTGAGGTGTGAAAGGAGGCGAAAGAGGAGCAGTTCCTCCAACTTCTTTAGTATCTACGCTATAATGAACAAAAATATAAACAATTCCATTAGCGGTAGATATACTAATAGGAATATTAATTCCATTTTGTCCATATTATAGCCCATTTTTAGCAATTATATCTCGAGCTTCAGCATATTTTTGTTCAAGTTCAAGATATAATTGCTTAGCATTTTCCATGCCTTCTTCGGCACCGATTTTATAATTATGGAATTGAGCAATAATTTCTCGCTTATCGTTAGATAGTGATTTAATACGAGCTTTATCTTCTAATGCAAGCAAATTCATATCATTACAAGTTCCTTCTAAATCATTAATATTATTTTGTAATTCATTTATACAATCATTTACATGATTATAAAATGTTATTGCAACAATAACAATAAAACATAAGAAACCTGTAATTCCTACTCCACATAATATGGAGTTCCACAATTTTAACGGTTGTGTTGCTAAAATATTAAACAGCAACACTAATAATGTTATCGAGAATAACTCGATTAACATAAATGTAATAATATCTTTTTTCATGATTATAATATTATAAATTCGTTAATTCGTTAAACCAATAATATAACCGAGATTTGACCTGTAGTACTATGAGGAACTTGAGGACATTGAAAAAAAATATCCCTACAACTACCTGTAAGGGTAGTTGTAGGGATATTTTTTCAAGCTTTGCGAGTTGCTGCAAGTGTTGGTTCAACTTCAAGTGGTAAATCAATACCATCAAGAGAGTCAACTTCTGAAACATTAGCTGTTTCATCTGCTATTTCAACACCTACAAGAAAATCACGATGCCAATTTTTGGTAGCTGTTCTCATATCAGCCAATGGATTACCCCACTGGTCTAGAATAAGCTCACTAGGAGCATATTCATGGTCAACTACAATAATTTGGGCACCATTGAGTACAGCGGCAATGTCTGGCTCGAGATACGCTAAATAGCGTCTTTCGTCAATATTGTGAGCATACTCAATAGCTGCTTTAGTATAATCAGCAACTAATGGTTTTCCGGCTTTTGCGTCTTGATATCGAAGGTAATCTTCAATCTCACGAATGCTATTGAAGCGTTCTTTTCTTCCAAGAGCATCAATATGAAGCTCTCTAAGAAGGGATTGTGCATACAACTGTTGACCATTTGCTATAAGTATAGCTACAAAGTCACTAAGTTTGTATGCTAAGTCATACACGTTATTGTTTTCATCAGTACATTCGCACTGACAAAGAACAACATTGTTTTGACTACCGCTTGCATAAGTCAACTTAACACTTTGAATGGTCAAAGTAGGATTCACATCCCAACCTGCGTTAACAAAACGTTTGACAACTTCTTTCGTGGTATTGGCAGCGACCACTGCGCTGTTTCTTGCTTGTAACATAAGAAATATAATTAAATAATTAATAATAGTGGGTGACCATAGAGCGATAGGTCAAGACCCAACCTTAAATCCAAAATATATGCAAAAACATATATTCGCTCGGATTCTGTCTGAGTAGTATTATGAGGAAAGCCGTGACGGGGGTATTCGACTCATGCACTGACAGCCCTACGGGCGTCAGTGCAAGCTCCTCCTCCACACTCACTAATATATTTTTCTTACCTCCTCTAATAACTCTTATTTTATCTATTTTAATAACTTTTTATTCTTCTTTAACAACTTTTTCATCTTTATCTCCAATAATTTTTTCTTTATCTCCACCTTTAATAACTTTTACATATATATTTTTATATTTATCTTTATATTATATATAAAATTTCTTTTTTAAATAAACAATGACGGGGATATCAAAATTATTATATTTAATACCCCTATATTTATTATTAACATTAATTGTATTAGCTCTCTTGCTTTATTAGTTCCCCCGTAAAAGGGAACATACACTATAGCTTTATAATTATTCAATATAATATATAATATCATTGTTTATATTATTATCTAATAGCGAAGCACAGACAACTGTCGAACGAAATATTTTTCTATCTATAACAAAATTATATATGTTATATAATATAGTATGATTTTTATTCAAATAGATATACAAAAATAGGACTACTTTCACAAGTAGTCCTATCAAAATAACTTTTAAAACCAATACAATACCATGAAAAAACATCTACATTGATATGAACATAATCGTTATGTTATCAACTCTTATTACCTTTAATACAACTTTTAATTATATTAATTATGACAAAATAAGAATTATCAAATTTATCCACAAGCCTACCACCAGAATCAGGCATATCAGCTGCAAAGCAGCCACCCTCAACTTCGTCATCTCTACTTTCCTTGCGTACTCGTTTTGAAGAACCATGCTTTCAAACAGTTACTTGATTGGCTCGCTTAAAACACTCTGAACACAATCTCCACCGAAATCAGCAGGCTTTGAAATAAGTACAAGACTACCTTATATAATATATATAAGAATAGCATTGTTGCTTATTTCCGATTGCAAATATACAATAAAATTATCATATATACAAGACTTTATAAAAATAAATAAATAATTTGCTCTAAAATTTGTATAATTCAAATAAATATATTACTTTTGCAATTATTACAAATGTTCAAACAATGAACAAATAATGTTCAAATAATGTACAATATAATATGGCTGATAATAAAAATTTTAATATAGATATATGTCCGCAAAATGATTATCTTATAGATAAAGATAATAATGATTTAGTTTTTGCAAATAAAACTAAAATGTTTGGATATACAACAAATGATTTAGTGGTTTTTTATAAAGATAATAATACAGATAATGTATTGTCAATTTATGCTAAATTATTAAACCTTTCTAAACATAGTGAAACTTTATATAAATATATTGTTGGAGAAAGCGGTACAATATATAATCATTCTAAATTTCAAAAACTATATTGTGTTGCCAATAAAATATCAAGATTAACATATAATCGCGCTTTAACTGAATTAATTTGTAGAGGAATAGTTAAAAAAGAAGATAATAAAATATTTATTGTTGATAAATATAATATATACAATCACATTCATAATAAACGAGCTTTAATAATAATTTTATAAACTACAATATGTAGTAATATTAATATTAATAATTAAACAAATTAAATCATGATTTCATTACAAAGTAAAGTAGAAAGTTATAAACTTTCTTTACCACAATCTCCAAAGGAGATTCCAGCACAGTATTTTGAAGATGTTACAAATTGTATTAATCTTGCAAAACATTATGCAATTATTGCGATTGTTCGTCAAATTCGTTTTTATGATTTTACAATTACTTTAAGCAATCCTAAAGCAAAAGTTCGTGCAAGTGATATTGCAATTCTTGCTAAAATAAACTCTTCTGATACCCCAGATACTTTTGCTATTGGTCAACAAGTTGTTATTGATGAAGCGGCTGTTGCGAGAGGAAATCAAATTGTAGTTCCTTCTGCTCTTTCTTATGAAAATGTAGTTTCTTATTTTGTTAGAGAAGAACAATATATTACACAATCTAAAGATGAAAATGTTCGCAAACTTAAAACATTAGTTTCTGAAGTAATGAATGGAAATATAAAAGATGATAAAGGAGTTAGCATTAAAGATTATCCTATATGTTTCATTTCATTTAAGATTGTTCCTGTTACTGATTTACATGCTACTGTAGATTCTCAAATATCATTCCGTGATCCATTTGTTGAGCCAATTCATGAACATAACGGAGAAGATGATTTAACACAAGATAAAAAAACTGAAGAAGTTAAAGAATAATAAAGAAATGTATTAGCTCATACTGATTGTTCCTTTACGGGGGAATTAGTGTGAGCTAATTTTGTTAATACAGCAGTTATGAACTTTACTTTTAATTTTGATAATAAAAAGATAAAACGTCCTAAGGTTAGACTAAATAAAACTTTACCTGAAGAATATCAAGGTAAACTATGGCATAAAGGTTCGTTTTATGATATAGATGAAGTTCATAGAGAAGATATAATAAAAAGTTTAAATATATCTGAAGATGATAAAATAGTTTTAAATGATATAATTAATGATATAGAAGTTTTAGTTGTTAACACGTTAAAAGAGTTTGATAGAGTCAATGTTCCATTTTTTGGTAGTTTTAGATTTAATGCTGGTGTAAAAAAAATAATTGATAATAATAAAATTATTAAAGAAGCACAAAATAATGGAGCAAGTAGAGAAGATTTGGATATATTGCGAAAAGAATTATATATTAAAGGAATGGAAGAGCAAAAAGAAGAACAAAAAGAACTTAATAATTTTATTAAATTAAAACGACGATTTAGAAAACAATATGATGAATATGCTCAAACGATAAGTAAATCTTATGCTGATATGTTTATTTGGACATTAACTTTATTAAAACCTATACCTTTAGATATAGAATATGAGAAAACTTATAGACGATTAAATAATTTACCAATGATTAATATATAATATAATATGAATACTTTACATATAAAAAATCTTTTAACATTTGATATTTATGGAAATGTTGAACCGATTACTCTTGAACAGATACTTGATAAAGATATATTAGAATTATATAGAAGAGATTATTCTCAAAGTAAAGATAAATATAAAGCGGAATGCGGAGTTATATATTATATGGGTGATCCTCAAAGTCCTCCAAGACAAAATGGATTAACTGATAAAGAATGTTTAGAAGCTGCTATTGAAAATTTTAATTTGCCGAAAGATTATGAACCAGATGTGTTAGTTAAAAGAATAATTGATAGATATAATGTTAATGCTATGACTCCAGCTGGAGTTGCTATTGAAAATATTAGAAAAGCTTTACATAGAGTATCTCATGCAAGTATTAAAATTGGTGAAACTATTGATGCTATGATGTCAAATGCTTTGGAACCAGCAGATGTTGTAACAATTATTGATTTGAGTAATAAACTTGGTAAACTTTCTACAGAACTTCCTAATTATGTAGCTTCTTTAAAAGTTGCTCAAGATAATTTGAGAAATGAAGCAGAAGAGTTAGAAGCTCGTGGTGGCGAAAGTATTTATTATTCAATGGATGCTACAAAACATAAATTGATATGATAGAATTAAAAGATAAACGATATGAACAAGTAAGACTTATATTTCAAGAAGAAGGACATAAATATAATGATACCTTTGGAAATGAATTTATAAGCACTACAACTTTACTTCATACTTATGCTCCAAAATTTGATAAAGAGTATTGGTTGAAAAAGAAAAGTAAAGAACTTGGAATTAGTGAAAAACGATTAGCTCAGCAATGGAAAGATATAACAGATGAAGCTTGTAAAAGGGGAACAAAAACTCATAATGGACTTGAAGATGGTATTAAAGATAGTTCTATGTTTAAAAAAGCAATAAAATATATGATAAAAGAAAATGGTGAAATGATTACTGTTGCTGATATACCTAATATAAATATTAATGTTAAAGCTCTTGATATAAATGAATTTAAAGATATGACAGATAATAAATATCCTGAAATTTATAGAGTATTTCAATGGTATATAGATAGAGGATATAAAATATATAGTGAAATAGGAATGTTTTTAATAGATAGTTTAATTAGTGGTACAATTGATGTGTTATTAATAAGAGATGAAGATTTTGTTATTGGAGATTGGAAAACAAATAGAGGAGGTTTAAAATTTGAAGCAGGTTATTATAAAAAAGATAAAAATCAAATTCCTGCTCAAATGACTGATCAATGGGTTACTAAAAAAGAATATCTTTTACCTCCTGTTGGAAATTTACCAAACTGTAATGGTAGTATATATAATTTACAACTTAGTCTTTATGCTTATGCTGTACAAAAAATATTAGGTCTTCCGTGTAAAGGTTTGTGGCTTTGTCATATTGATAGTGATTTTGTTTTAAATGAATATGGTATGCCAAAAAAATTTCCTGATGGATTATATCATATTAAAAACAATCCCGTTGAAAAAACAACTTTTCATAAAATGGGATATTTATATAACGAAATAGAACGAATTGTTGCTGATAGAGAAAGAATGATTCGTGCTTCAAAAGTAACTTCTCAATCGTTGTTTTAAAAGATATGAAAAATAAATATATTATAATATTTATTACATCATGTATTTTAATAATTTCTGTTTTTACAGCAGGATTAATATATGATTATAAAGTTCATAATGGTGATATTGAACGTAAAAATTGTATTATTGATAGTTTAAATAATGAGCTTGATATAAAAGATAGTATTATATTTAATAGTATTTCCATTGAAAAATATGATACATTAATACATTTATATAATTATAAAGAAAGTTTATATAATGATTCTTTATTAGAGTGTTCTAATGTTGTAGATAGTTTAAATGAAGAACTTTTAGTTTGTTTAATTAAGTTAGATAGAATAAAAGAATATAATAGAATTGCCGCTCAAGGAAATAATATAACATTTCTTCGAGGTTGGATAAATAGAGTTTTAAACGATTAAATTTTATAAAATATGAAAATATGTCAAAATGGTGCTATTGTTAAAGAAAAAGAACACAATAACACAAAATATAAAGTCGAATGTTTAGTCTATACTGTTCCTGATAACGACGATAGACTTTGTAATATAGTTACAAAAATTTCTATTAAAATGAAATTTTTATGTTTTTGGATTACTATTTGGAAAGAATATATATTTGGCAGTAAATTTAAAAATGTACCTGATTATAATGATGAAATAGAATATTCATTAATTAAAGCAGATGATATTATAAATGCTTTAACATTTTAAATTATGAATATACATTATATTTCAAAAATAGTTTCAGAGTATTTTAGAATAAATTATCCAAAAATTGCTAATTTATCTCGTAAAATACAAAAATTTTTATGGTATATAGGAATAGCATTATATAATCCTATTACAGATGAAGATACTCCTGATAATAATAGCAATTCTGATTATAAAAATACTAGAATTTGTTTTATAAGAAAACCTAGAAAAATTATTTCTAGTCATTGGATTGAATTTACTGATTATAGAATTTATAAAAAATATGTAGATGAATATTCAAAAGATTTATATAATGAAATAATAAATAAAGTAGGAACTGATTATAAATTTACAGCTAAAGAAGTAGCAGACATTGTTCATTTTGCTATGACTGATGCAAATGCTGGAAGTTTATATAAGTTTAATTCTAGAGTTAATTATTTATGGGAAGTGTTACATGATAAATATAAAGATTCTGTTATAAATAATATAAAATAAAAATATTATGGCAAGTTTTGAAAAAGCTTTTGCTAAAACTATTAAAGCAGAAAGAGGATATGTATTTAGCAACAAATAGACATTTAAAAAATCGTAATAATAAATTTGATATTGCGATTAATATTTTTCCTAAAACAGCTAAAACTATTAGTAATGTATTTAAAACAGGTTTTCATAAATGGGAAGACTCAATGGGAATGGTTACATATAGTTTAGTTATTTATCGTTTTAGAATAATGATTTATTATTATAAAAAAGAAATAGGTTGTTGTCAATCATAAATATTAATAATTATGGCTTCTTTTGAAAAAGCATTTGTAAAAACAATTAAATATGAAGGCGGATATGTAAATAATCCAAATGATAAAGGCGGTGAAACTTATATGGGAGTAAGTCGTAAATATCATCCAAATCTTCATATGTGGGAAATTATTGATGATTTAAAAAAACAATTTAAAGGAAAAACTTTAAATGATATGTTAAGAAACAATACTGTTGTTCAAAATGATGTAAAAAGTGTTTATAAAAATGGTTATTGGATACCGTTAGATTTAGATTCTATGCATTCTCAAAGTGTAGCTAATCAATTTTTTGATAATGCCATAAATTGTGGAGTTAAAGCTACTATTAAAATAATGCAACGAGTTGCTGGTATGAAAGAAACTGGAAGAATGTCTAAAAATTTAGTTGAATATTATGCAAATAGAAATAAAAAATAAACAATGGATAATAATATCATTGATATTACTTGTAGTTGTCCTTACACTAACGATTGGTGGGTTAATTGGTCAGATACAAGTATTGAAACAATCTACTATTGTTCAGACTGATACTATAGTAGATACACAAATAATTGAAACAATAAAAACTGAAATAGTTGAAAAAGAAAAAGAAATTGTTAGATATAAAACTCAAGTACAATATGAAAAAGATAGTATTAAAAACATTGATGACTCTTCTGCTATTAAGTTGTTCTTTGAACTTATTAATGAGCCAGAATATAACTTCTCCCTTTACAGGGAAACAAAACATTGAGGATACTTGTGTTTATATACCTATCTCTTCTATTCGAGCTGCTAATAATAAATTAATTGAACGAAAATATTTAATAAATATAGTTGAAGCACAAGATTCTATAATTTGTTTACAAGATTCTTATATATTAAATCAAGATAGTATAAATGATATATTAAAGGATAGAATTATTAAAACTAATGAATTAAATAATTCTTTACAAAAACAATATGAAAAAGAACAAAAAAAGAAAATAATTTATGGAAGTGTTGCTGGTGCGTGTATGGTAGGAATTGTAACAACTATTGTAACAACAGTTTTAATATATAAATAGTTATGGAAAGAACAGGATATCCTTTTTTAGATTATATTAATGAAGATAAGTCTTATTATAAACATGCAAAAGATTGCGGTTTTGTTGACCCTGATGATTTATTTCTTATTGGAGAAAGTGGAGGATTTTTACTAAATATTAGACCTGGTTATAAATTTATAAATACTGAATTGTTTTCTCATATGGCTAATATTTATAGACAGTCTGGAAGTTATACTAGTTATAAACAAGGGTCTGTTATGTATAATAGAATAGCTGACAGAGAAGCTTATAGAAGACATAAAGGTTTTAGAGCTCCATGCTTGCTTACTCCTGATGGTAAAATAGAAGATGTTAGAATCACTGGAGAGCATTATAATTTTCTTAATTATGTTCAAATGGAACAGCTTGATTCTGCTTCTATTAAACGAGGCAATGTTAATACCGCTAGTAAAAAAGTTGATTTTCCTGCTTTCATTGATGCTCAATATTGGACATTTCATATTATTGAATTTGCAAAGAATAATGGTTTTCATATATTAATTGATAAGACTCGTCGTGGTGGTTTTTCTTATATGATGGCGTCAAATGCTGCAAATACTGTAAATTTATATCCTCATAAAGTTGTTATAAATGTTGCCAATGATAGTAAATATTTAACTCAACGAGGTGGTCTTACAGATTTTGCTACAAATGATTTGCGATTTTATGAAGATACAAATTTATTTAAACGAGGTATTTTAAGTACTGTAAATACAGATTTTAGATTAGGAATTAAACTTAAAAATAATGTGGAATGGTCTGGTAGTTGGCATAGTGCTTTACTTTCTGTTTCTGCTCATAATAATCCAGATTGTGCAATTGGTAAAGATGCTATACGAGTAAATGTTGAAGAAGTCTCTACTATGGATAATTTTGATGAATTTATGAGTGTTACTGAACCTGCTATGAGAACAGGTAGTTATACTACAGGTCTTCTTTGTGCATGGGGAACAGCTACTTCTGAAGGAAGTTCTATGCAACAATTTGAAGTTAATTTTTATAATCCTAAAGCTCATAATTTTATGCCTTTTGAAAATGTATGGGATAAAGATGCTAGAGAACAACAATGTGGATTTTTTAAATCATATGCTTGGGGACTACAAGGTGAGATAGATAATATAGAATCTTTAGATAAATTTGGAAATAGTAATATATTAATTGCATTAGAAGTAGCTAAACGAGAAAGAATAAAAAAGAAAGAAAGCGTTGAAAAATATTCAGATTATATAAACTATTTAGGTCAATATGCTTTATATCCTTCTGAATCTTTTAGTAGTACTGGTGAAAATATATTTAGTTCTGAAGAATTAACTGCATGGGAAGATAAACTTCGTGTAGATACAGATTTGAAATTTTATATAGATGGTATGTATGAACAAGACGAAACAGGTGCTATTATATTTAAATCTAATGCTCGTTTATTAAAAGAAGGAAAACAAGTTTATGATTATATTACAGGAGTTCCTCGTAGAAGTAATGAAGACCCACATGGCTGCATTCGTAGATGGGCAGAACCTTTGAGAGAATTAATTGTTGATGGAGAAAGACAAAGAAGAATTGTTCCAGAAGGTTTATATAGTATTACTTATGACCCTGTTGGAGTAGATAAAGATAGACATACTATAACAAATAAACATTCTCATAATAGCATACAAGTTTGGATGAATCCTCATGCTCTTAATGGTTTTAAAGGTGGTTTAGTTTGTACTTACTATGGAAGACCAGATACTCTTGAAGAAGCTGATAGAATTTGTTATTATTTAGCAGTTGATTATAATTGTATAAAAACTACAAATGTTGAAACTAACCGAGGTGAAACTGTTAGTAATTTTAAAAAATGGGGAGCTTTAAAATATCTTTCTTTTAATCCAACTTTTGTATGGGATAATAATTTAAAAGAAGCAGTTAGTACTACTTATGGATATAGTATAACAACTGCAAATAAACTTGAAGGTATTCGTTTACTTAAAGAATTTCTTTATGAAGAAGTTGGTAAAGATGAACAAGGAAATATTGTACGAATGTTTCATTTGATTTATGATTATCAAACTATACTTGAATTAAAGAAATGGTCTGAACAAGGAAATTATGATAGAGTTTCCTCTATGATTTTAAGAGGTATTGAATGGAAAGCAATGAAACTTCTTAATGAAGATGCTTTAAAAGCCAGAGTTGCTCTTACAGAAGATAATATCGATAAACACGATAATGATATTTTTTCAAGAAATTGGTTTTAACTTTTAAATAATTAAATAAAAATGATTACACCATTAGGTATTTATGATTTTCCTCAACAGAAAATCCCTTCATCTAAAAAAGATAAAATTTGGGCAGCACAGTGCTGTGATTATGTTATTGCTCAAGGTTTAGCTTGTAAAGATGAAAAAAAGACAAATGAATTATATAGAGTTATGGCTGGTGATATTCCTGAAGAATTTTATAAAAAGATTTTAAATCCATATAATACTACAAATGAAAAATTTAAAAGATTTCCAGCTACTATGCGTAATTATGATTTAGCTCATGGTATTATTAGACGATATGTTGGCGAATATCTTAAAAATCCACATATATTTATTGTTGGAGCTAATAATCCTGATGTAATGTTAGCGCGCGATCAAAAACTTAGAGCTGAACTTACTGTTCTTGTTCAAAATGCTGCTGCACAAAGAATAAATGAAGCTTATCAGCAATTTATACAAGAGGGTGGAAATCCAAAAGAATTTAATCCTAAAACAGCAATAGATATTGATAAATTTATAAAAGATTTTAATAATAATTATATAGATGATATTTCAGCTCAAGGTCAAGAGTTATTAAATGTTATTAGAGATATTACTGAAGATGAATTATTATATGAACAAATTTATTTTAATTTAGTAACTTATGGAGAAACTTATTCTTATACTGATATAAACAATACAACTTTGATTAAAAAATGTATTAAACCTATAGATGCATATCCTGTTCCAACTGATAATTTTTTTGTAGAAGATGATGAAATGTTTGCTTGTAGAAGAAAAATGAGTTATACAGAAATTCTTGATGAATTTGATAGATATCTTGATGATAAAGATAAAGAGTTTCTTAAAACTTATTATGCTCAATATGGAACACCTGGTGCAATAGATTTAACATTTAGTGATTATTATAAATATTATTCAGATATTTGTGATAAATATACTTCTAGTGATAGAGAGTTATTTAAACGGAATAGTAAAGATGTATTATCTAGAGAAGTTAACAATGGTTTATTTGATGTATGGCATGCAGTATGGCGTTCTTATAGTAGAATTGCTATTGTTACATATGTTAATGAAATAGGTATGGTTACTACTAGAAAAGAAGTAGATGGATATAAATTTAATCCTGAAGCAGGAGATTTAGATATTGAATGGGTTTATGTTCCACAAGTATATGAGTCTGTTAGAATTGGTGGACGATATGATGCTATTTATCCTTATGGAGCAAGAGCAATAGCTTATGATAGAAAAGGAAAATTACCTTATAATGGTCTTATTGAATTGCTTCCAGGATATGGTAAATTTAGTATTGTAGAAGAAGTTTTACCTTATCAAATATTTTATAATATTGTTGCTTATGCTCGAGAAATGGCAATTGCCAGGAATAAATTATCTATATTACTTTTACCAAAATCTTTATTGGGTAAAAATTATGAAGCTACAATATATAGAGCATTAGCAGAAGGAACATTATATATAGATGATACTAATGATGCTGCTATGTTAAGAACTCAAAATATTCGTATGTTGCAAGCTGATATTAGTGCTTATATAAAACAACTTACTGAACTTATGAGTGAAATTGAAGCATCTGCTAAACTTCAAGTTGATATGACAGCTCAAAGATTTGGAGAAATAGCTACAAGTGCAGGTAAGGGTACAACTGAAGAAGCAATTGCTCGCGGAAGTATGGGTTCTGTTATTATAGAATATATGCAAGATATGATGAGAGAACGAGATTATGGACGAGATTTAGATATGAGTAAACTTGCTTGGATTGATGGACTTAATACTTCTTATAGAGATGCAGAAGGAACTCTTAAATATGTTAGTCTTAATATAAATGAACATATTCATGCCGATTATTTAGTTAAAGCTAAAAATAGTAGTAAAGAACGAGAAAAACTTGAACAACTTAAACAATTTGCATTTTCTGCTGCACAAAATGGAGATTTAAAATCTGCATTGGCTGCAATTAAAGGCGATAATATTGCTGAAATAACTAAACTTATAACTAAGTTTAGTGAAGAAATGCAAGCTCATGAAGAACAAATGAAACAAATGGATATGCAGCTTGAACAAATGAAAGAACAACATGAATTTGAAATTATTGCTGCTAAAGGGGAACAAGATAGACTTAGTATTGAACTTGAAGGACAAATTAAAGAAAATATTGCTCTTATACAAGCTGATGCTAATATGATAAGTTATAATGCCGAAGTTGGAGATAATCAAAAACAAGCTGGTATTGATAGATTAAATGAAGCTAGAGCAGAAAATGAAAGAGAACGTATTGAATTAGATAAACAAAAACAACAAGTTGACACTATGCTTAAACTTCGTGATCAACAACTTAAAAATAAACAAATTGATACTCAATTAAAAATTGCTCGAGAAAATAAAAATAGATATGATACTGGTGGTAAAAGAAGTTATAAAAAATAAAATATAATAAAAATAGTAATTAGTCGCTTTGCAAACAATATGTAAAGCGACTAATTTTTGTTTTAATAGCTATTTTTAGCTTCTCTGTAAAATTATTGTTGTAAATAAATAAATTATATTGTTATTATATTGATTGTAAAATATCGAAAATAATTTTTAACAAGTATTATTTTATTTGTATTATTGTAGATATTTTTAGTGCTATTGATTTGGTTAATTAAAATAATTGTAGTATATTTGCAATATCAAATTTCATCTAATATAATTAAACATATAAAGTTATGGATTTAGGATTTGAAAATGAACCTATTGTTGATACAAACAATCAACAACCTGAAAACAATGATGGTCAAGATAATCAGTCTAAACAAGATTTAGATGGTGATAAACATCAATTTGATAGTGATGGTAATCCTATTGAAAATCTTGATAATAAAGACACTGATAAACAAGACCATACAAATGAAGAGCCAAATAAAAATAAAAACAACAATGTTGAGGATTTTGATTTAAAAGCTGGCGAAGTAATAGAAATTGGTAGTGATAGTTATACTGTAGCAGATAATGGAGATTTATTAGACAAAGATGGTAATGTATTTAAAGAATCTAAAGATGTTCAAGAATATTTAAAAAGTCTACAATTGGAAGAATCTGATGATAAAAATAAAGATCCTAAAGGAGCTTTAAATATTAAAAATATTCAAGAAGCTTTAGGATATGAAATTATTGATGAAAATGAAAAACCTATTGAATATGAAAACAATATTGAAGGAATTAAAACTTATATGGATGATGTAATTGAGCAAAGAACTAATGAAATACAAACAGCTACATTAAATACATTATTTGAAAAATTCCCATTTGCTCAACATATAATTAATTATTATATTGCTAATGGAGGAAGTCTTGAAGGATGGAATGTTGAAGTTGATAGGTCTAATATCACTATTGATGACTCTAATGAAAAACAACAAGAAGAAATCGTTAGAACTGCTTGGAGAGAACAAAAAAGAACTGGTGATTTAGATGGTTATATAGCTTATCTTAAATCAAGTGGTACTTTGTTAAATACTGCAAAACTTGAATTAAAAGGTCTTCAAGATTCAGACAAAAATCGTAAAGAAACTCTTCAAAGACAAGCTCAAGAAGCTCATGCTAAAGCAGAACAAGAGCAGATTATGTTTTGGAATGAAGTTGGAAATGTAATCAAAAGTCGTAAGATAGCAGGTTATACAATTCCAGAACAAATTAAGGTTAATCGTGGAGGAAAAGCTTATATGGTTACTCCTACTGATTTTTATAAATATATTTCAGTAGTTGACCAAAATGGTGAAACCGCTTATGCTAAAGATTGTAAAGCAGTTAGTCCTGAACAACAGTTGAACGATAGTCTTTTGCGTGCATATATAATGTTTACTGGAGGTGATTATTCTTCGTTAGTTGATATGGCAGTTAAAGACAAAGAAGTAAAAACAATTCGTTTTAAAGCTGCTAATAGTAAACAACCTACTCGTAGATTTACACCTAAAAGTAATAGTTCTAAAACTGGTCAAGAAATTGACTTAGGTTATAATTAATTAATTAAAATTTATTGAATTATGGCAATGTACAAAATGCGAGTAGTTCAACAAGGTAAGTATGATGATAGAGGCTATAGCAATGAAGAAAGTATTGCTAATCTTCAGCTTACTAAACCTGTTGAAATTAATTCTTTCCTTACCTATAATTATGGTATGGATGATGATCGTTTTCCGCTTAGTTTTATGACTGAAGGTCAAGGACGTAATGGCGTTGTTGATATTGATACTGTTCAATGGACATGGGCTGTTATGGGACGCATGAAATTTAGTGATAAACTAACGTATTGTGCTGAAACAGGAACTTCAATTGGTAAAGGTGGTGTAGAAGTTGAACTTCATTTTGCTACTCATACATTTATTGAACAGTACGGTCTTTTAGCACCTGATGGACTTACTCAAGTTCGTATTCAAAAAGATCTTGGTCCAAGTGCTTGGGGATATGGTTATTTAGTTCGTCTTACAACTCCTGACCCAACAGTTGCTATTGATCCTACAAATTTAATTGTTGGTAAATATTGGAGTTTGACTGCTCCTACAGTTTCAGAAAGTTATTCTAAAGGTAATCGTAGTAATTCTATGGGACCTGGTAAAATGACTTCTCAACTTGAGTTTCAACGTTATTCTAAAGAAATAGCTGGTAACCATGCCAATGTAGTTACTCAATATGAGTTTAAAAATGCACAAGGTGGTACTTCTAAACTTTGGATTAATGAAGAGATGCGTCAATTTAATGTTCAAATGCGTGTAATGAATGAAGAGCGTCTATGGCTTGCTGAATATAACCGTAATGCAAACGGAGAAATTCTTTTGAAAGACCGCGATAATGGTAAACCTATACCTCATACTGCTGGTATGTTAGAAATTTGTCGTGAGTCTAATTATGATACTTATGGTGAATATCTTACACTTGCTAAATTGAAACATACTATTGGCGATGTTCTTGACCGTGATACTGATGATGGTCATATGAATATTGTTCTTATGGCAGGTAAAGGTTTTATGGAAGATTTTGACGAAGCTATAAAAATGGATGCTAAAGAAAATGGTTTCTTAACTCCGCTTGGAGAAAAAGAAATACAAGGTTCTGGATATGGTCTTGAATATGGTGCATATTTCCGTGCATATAAGACTGTTGAAGGTCATACTATTACTGTAAAACATTGTTCTTTCTTTGATAAAGGAACTGTTGCTGAAACAGCTAAATTGAATGGTATGATACATCCTCGTTCGCATTATCCTATCACTTCTCACCAAGCTGCTTTCATTGACTTTAGTTCTTATAATGGACATCAAAATGTTCGTTTGGTTCGTCAAAAAGGTCAAATTTATAAAGCAAAAGTTCTTAAAGGACTTACTGATGTTCCTGCTTCATGGGGTGTTCCTGAATCTAATTTTATTGCAACTGAAATAGATAAGAGTGAATTCCATGTTAAAAGTACTCTCGGACTTCAAGTAGATAATTCTACAAAGATGTTCCTTTTGAAATGTGTTCTTTAATATTTTTAAACTAAGATAGTTATGGCTGATAAACCAAAAGAAACAGTAAGGTTTGGATTTAATGATGACAAACCTAATGAAGGTGAACAAACAGCACCTGTTGCACAACCTGCAGCTACCGAAAATATAAATGCTGCTGAAAAAGAAGACTTGACTAAACCTTATGAAGATAAGTCAAGTGTAACAATTGCTCTTGTAGAACATTATTCTTTGTTTAGAAAAGCAAATAGAGTTACACTTCCAAAGCGTATTGATTATATAGGTAGTTGTATAGAAAGTTCTCGAAGACTTGCTGCAAATAAAATTGAGGCTGAAACTTATTTTCCACAAATTATAGGTGTAATGCCCAATCATGAAAATTTCTTAACTCGTGTAAAACAATATTTAAATAATATTAGAATTGCGGTAGATGAAAACGGTATAACATTTGATACAAGTTTTTATTATTATCATAAATCTGATTATATTGAAATTGCTAAAGAAGTTGAAGAAGTTGAAAGAAAATATTCATTAGTTTCTCGTAATAATCTTGCTGAGCTTCGAAAAGCTCTTCAAATAAAAATTAATGAACTTGAAGCTATTGAACGAAAAAAAGTAAGTCTTGGTTATCCTATAAAAATAGAAGATTACATTATGTATCGACATTGTCTATTATATAACGATGTTGCAAAAGATATGGCATTTATAAATGCTGACCAAAATGTAAGATTTTATATAAAAGATAACAAAAAAGAAGAAGAGAGAAAACGTAAACAACATGATTTGATTAATAAAGCTATTAGCAATTATGTTGTTCTTCTTGGAGATAATACACTATTTGATGCAGTTTATATACAATATTGTGCAACAAATGCTAAGCCAATACTTACAAGTCTTATTAAAGATCGTATGGATAGAGAAAATGAACTTCATAAATTTGCTACTGAGCAACCTGATAAGTTCAATAAAATTTACTCTAATAAAGACATACGAACTATTGCTGATATTGAATTACTTATTGCTCGTGGAGAATTAATTAAATCTGATTATAATCAGAATATTATTTCTGCTGACGGTAGTTTAATTGGTGCAAATATGACTGAAGCTTTGGCTTGGTTTAAAAATCCAGAAAATATTTCCGCTGTAAATGCGTATAAAGCCAAACTTAAAAATTTCTAAACAGATATCGTTATGACTATTTCTGAGATGCATAGTATGTTTCGTACAATAGGTCAGCAAAAAGGTATGCAACATATTCGAGCTATTCTTCCTGAAGAGATTGACGATTACTTAAATGCTGCTATTATTGAATTTTCTCGTGAAGTTGTTAAAAAAGCTGTAAATGGTCTTTTATATTCTGCTGGTAGAAGTGCTATATATCGAGAGAATGGTATTGACCCATATAATGCTGTAAGAACGCTTTATGATGAAACTCCTAAACAAGTTGGACATACTTTAATTAATGGACATTATGATTTGAAATTAACATTAGCTGGTACAGATTATATGCAAATAATTGGAGTTGATTTAACTTATGATAAAAAAAGTGAACATCGATATCCATGTCGTATAATAAGTCCTACAGAACTTGCTAACACACTTAATGATTTTTGTAATGCTCCTGATAAAGAAAATCCTTGTTGTATAATAGATAGTGATGTTTCTATGAAAGCAGAGTTTCATTTTTATACTGGAGGTAATCAACCGTATCAGGCTATGATTCATACGATAAATATGCCTCAAAAAGTTAATTATGCCGATAATGTTGATTGTAATCTGCCATATTATGTTCATCAAGAAATAGTCGAACGTGCTGTTCAAAAATTCTTTACAAGTGTTGGTGCAACTACACAACAAGTTAAACAATAATAAATTCACAATATTATGTATAATTTTGTATTAGGTAAAACTTATGCGTCATGGACTGCTGCCGCTACTACTTCTGGTACTGAAGGACAAGTTAACTTGTCTTATATTAAAAATGATGGTACTCGTGCTGCTGTAGATGCAAATGTTCATAATGCTTTCGATTTGCAACTTCGTAGGCTTGACGCTAATGGTGGTAATGTTATGTTACCTCTTAGCAAACGTGCTCTTTCTGTTGCTAAATTGCAATATTCTGCTGCCACTACTTTTGTAGCTACTGTAACATTTGTAAATGTTGTTGCTCCTGCTGAAGCAACTTTAGTTATTAGTAAAAAAGGTGTTCCATTTAATGAACGAGCTACATGGACTGCTAATTTTCCGATTACAGCAGATATGACAGGTGCTCAAATTGCTCAAAAGATGGCTTCGCTTGTTAATGCTAATACTCAAAGTCACGGTCTTGTAGCTACTTATTCTAATGCAGTTGTTACTTTAACAGCTCAAACAGCAGGTGTTGATTATACAATACAAGCTACAGATGATACTTTTGCTGCAACTGTTTCAGTTACTACAGCTGGAGTTGAAGGAATTGGAACTGTTGAACAAATTAAAACTCTTGCTAACAAAGCAGCAAACGATGCTGGATTTGAATACACTTATAAAGACGGCGCAGATTTAATTTATCCGCAGTATCCTTTTGATCCTGCTGTAGCTCCTGCTACTGTACCTGCCGGTTATACTGTTGTTGCAATTCGTTGTGGCGAACCTCGTGATTATAAAACTCACGAAGAAACAGTACATCAAACCGTATTTGTTGTATTTCCGACTACTGCTGATGCTCAAGCAGACTCTCTTATTTCTGCTTTAGTTACAGTTGGTGCAAGTGTCATAAGTAAAAAAGCTGCTGCAAATAGCGGTGGAGGTGCTTAAAGTATTTATTTGATTCCCTCTACAGGGAAGTAGTATAATCTACATAGTCTAAAATAAATATTTTATCGACTATTAAATCTGAAGAGGGCATTACTAATGATGTTAATTGTTAGTAGTGTCCTCTTTGTACTTTAATTATGGAGATTTTAATAACAGCTTTAGAGCAAGGAATTACTCCTGGTATAATTGTAACTTTTTATCTTATTGTATCTGATATTATTAGAAGTAAAAAAGAAAAAGATCAAACTAAAATAAGCAATGATACTGTTGAAGCTATAGTTGATATACGAACTATTGTAAAAGATATATATGATAAAAAAGAAGTTGAAAATAAAGAAAAAACAAAAATAGCTATTAATAATGCTTTTGATAGTGCAGGTTTTAATTTAATAAATTTTACTCAAAGAACTTTAATAAGCAATCATTTAGATGATACAAAAGAAGCTATTTTAGAAAATATACATAATGCTGCAAATTCTGAATATTATATTATTTTTCAAACTCTTTCTCTTTATTCTATTAATGGTAAAAGAGTTTCAGAATATTTAGACAAACAATGGTTGAAAGAAATTGAAACTGATTTGATTGATTCTATTTATAATGAAACTCTTAATCGAGAAGATAAACTTATGGGATATGTAAATAAAGTTACATTACGATTTCGTACTTATGTAAATTATATACAAAATAAAGTTTTAAAATAGTGTATTATGGATTATTTTTCAACAATTTTAGATAATATAATTGCAAATTTCGATTTTGCATATATGATTAGTGTTAATATTTTAACATACATAATAATAAAATTTGTTGACTATTTTAATAAAGATAAATCTGTTAGTACTTTTATTAAAAGATTAATTTTAATTTGTTCAATTGTGATAATATGTGTAGCTTATATATTTATAGGATATGATAATTATGTAGTTTTATTAAATAGTTCTATAGCAGCTCCTGTTTTTTATAGTTGGGTTTTACGACCAATTCTTAAAAAATTTAAAATAGGTTATAAAGAATATGATAATAATTTAAAAGTTTAAGTGATTATGACGGTTAAATCTATAAGTAAATTATATCAATCTTCTTATTCTGATTTAGGATATATACAAGACAATACTTGTAAAAATCTTATAGTTGGAATATTATATCATTTGTTTGATTATACTTTATATAATAATATAAACAATGATTTTAAAGAAAACACTAATAGTTTATTTAATTATTTAAGACATGGCAATACTTAACTCAAGTTATACTTTTAATGTGCCTTATCAATTAAAACCTATTTATACTGCATTATTAAATAAACTTGCAGTTTTAGGTGTAGATATGTTAAAAGACTGCAATAGTAGTTGTAGTGGAACAGGAAAAGATATTTTAAAATGTTGGAATTTATTTCAAATAATTTGTGGTAATATAAATGCAGGAAATAAAAAAGAATATCAAACTTTATTAAAAATTTTATTATATGAATGTAATTGTTTGCAAGATTTTAGAAAAGATGTAGATTATTATACTAATTTAGATTTTAGTGAAGATAATAAAGATTATGTTAATTTTGATTATGTTTATATACATAAAAATTTTGATGCTTTTTCTGCATATGATGATTTTACACAAGTATTTGAATCTATAGGAGCTACAACGTTAAATGATGTTTATGATGATATGATAAATGATCCTGATTCTTATAATATAACAAAAGATAGTGATGTTAGAAAAGTTTCTGATGTTTTAGTTATACAAAATGAAAATGATTTAGAATATACATTTAAACATAATTTAAATACATTTACTGTTTCTATAATTGATAATAAAAATATTGAAATTGATACAATAAAAATTTTAGATATAAACGGTATAGAAAGTTACATATATAATACTGAAAATAATGTAAATGATTCTATAGGAATAATTCATCAATCTATAAAATCACAAGATGATACAGATAAAGAAGAAGATTTTAATATATCAACTTATATATTTTATTTTTCTTCTTTTAATGTAAATAAAACAATACATATAAAGTTTAAATATAAAGAATAAAAATGGAAAATAATAAAATTGAAATAGCTTCTCCTATTAAATATATAGGAGCAAATGTCACACCAAGTTATGATAAAAAATATGGTCCATATAATGATATAAATGATGCTATTGATAAAGTTCCATTAAATGAAAGATGTCTTGGATTAACAGTTGGAATTTTAAATAATGGTACATTAAGTGAATATTGGTGGCAAAATAGTATTGAAAATGATGGACTTGTTTTAAAACATGAGCCTCCTGCGCCTCCTGTTGTATTAAAACAATATAATTTTAACAATAATCATTTTGATGTTAATGAAGAAAATAATATAATTAATATAGAATTATCTCAATCAGAAAGTCTTACTAAAAATGGTTTTGATGTTTCTTATCAAAATTTAGGAAGCAGTTATATAAGCATAAATACAGATTTTATTGAATTTAATTCTCCAAATGTAGCGGCATTAACAATACAACCAGTTATAAGTGGTGATTATCCTTGTATGCAATTAAATGTTAATTATATTCATTCACTTGATAGCAATTTTAGATATATTGAAAATAGTATAAGTGGTATATTTTTTGGTTCTCCAAATCAAATTAATTGGTATACAGGAGATTCTATAATTATTTCTTCAGAAAAAGATATTGTATTAATGCCTAAAAATTATCCTGATAACTCACAAATTAGTCATGATATTAGTATTTCTAAATTTTGTGAAAATGAAAATGATGAATATTATGATGTAATGTTTAGACGAAATGAATCAAATTATTTTAATATTTTAAGATATTATGAAGATAGTAGCATTATAAATGCTTTTTGTGGAACAGGTAATACAGTTTTTGAATATTTAAATATAGGTAGAAATTTGGGCAATACTTGTTCTATTAAAATAGGAGATAATAATGATAGTATTTATTTAAGTGATTGTATAAATATAAAACCTTATAACAGCAATCAATCTTTTTCTATAGCTTTTAATAATATAAATTTAAGTAAACAACCTAAGTTTCAAATATATGAAAATGGAGATAGAGAAATTATTGATTTTAAATATGGAAGTTCTAATATTATAAATTATACTGAAGATGTTCAAACAAGCGAATCATATATTTTTATTGGAGAATATGGTGAAATACAAAATTATTATATAATATTAGGAAATGATAATATAACAATTAGTAATAATCGTCAAGTTATAATAAAAGGAATAAACAATAGTCTTATATTAAACGATACAAACATAGAAAAATTAAATCAATTAATAGCAAGTATATAATATGGGATTAGAAAGTAAAAGTGCTTATGATATATGGATATCTCCTCTAATAAAAGTATTGCGAGAAATACGAGATGCTATTAGAGGAAATTATTCTAAAGAAATGATAAATGACGACATTGTGGCTTTAGATAGCACATGGAGTTCTGATAAAATTGAACAATCTATAGGAAGTATAACAAATACTATAAATCAAGAAATAGCAAATAAAGATATAATAGATGTAAAATTTACTAATCATATTCCTTCATCTGCTGGAGAAGAAAATGAATATATGGTATATAGAAATGATAATGAAGATATTTTATATCAGTATATAATAGAAGATGAAGTTGGAATATGGAAACAAGTTCCTCCATTAGCAGATTCTTTATATTTTAATTTAGATAATGAATTGATATATAGTTATGATTCTGTAAATAAAAAATTTGTTGAAGTTGCTTTAGAAAATACTTATATTATAAATGGAAGTGTAAACTCTGTTTCAGCAAAAACGGTTTTAGATAATATACGAAATTTTGGAGTTTATAATGTTATACAGCATACAGTTGCAAATGGAAAAACAAGATTAACTAATTTAACTTTGACTGTACAAAGTGCTGATAGAGAAGAATGGGACAATTCAGTGATTTATCAAAAGCTTGAAAATAATGTAACTATATATAAAAGAACAAGTAATAAAATTACTGGAAATTTTGGAAATTTTTCTACTTATTATGAAGGATTGGTTAATGATAGGTTAGATACTTCAAAATATTATACTTGGAGTATAGATAAATTAAAAAATACTTTTGCTTCTATAGAAGGTGGAGGAGGAAAAATTAAATATGCTGGAGATGGTTTACTTTTGGTAACAACAGAAGAAACAGAAGATACAGTTAGAGCTGATTATACTCGATTACTTAGACATGGACATAATAAACTAAATGATAGCGACAAAGATTTGTATATTGAAATAGACGAAAGTGATGATAATGATGAAACAATTACATCGTATGTAAGAGTTAAAAAAGGACATGCTGCTTTAGAAGGATATTCTAATAATAACAATCAATATTGGCTTAATTATGTTTTTAGTGCAGATAAAATATTATTTGAAAAAACAAGATATGATATAGAAAACAGTAGTGAAGTTTTACAAAGTAAATTAAAAATGGGAGATAACATTGAATTTGCTGCTGAAAAAAAGTTTACTGTACACAGTAATAGTGTATATATAACTCCTGATAGTAAAATTGAAATAACTACAACTAATGCAAAAATTTATGGAAGTGGAACAATAAGTTTAGAAGCAAGTGATATTAAATTAATAGATGATAATGCTATAGTTAGTGGAAGATTTAAAAGTTCTGGTATAACATTTAATAGTTATAGATTTGATTTTTGGGATACTGAAAGAAATAGTAAATTTACAATTTCTCCTGAAGGTTTACAATATACTCCAAAATCTGAAGACGATGAAGAAAATATTAAACTAAAAATAACTAAAAGTGATGGTTTTGAAATAAAAGGTAAAAATATGTATGATGATGGTATAAATGATCCAATTGTATATTATAATTCTATATTAGGAGTTACAGGTGATGTTTTAACTCTTGAAAATGGAGATGAATATCCTAATGGCTATATATACATTGGAAATAAAACTATAGATGATGGAGGTAATAGATTTTATATAACAACAGATGGAACTTTACATTTATTTAATAATATTTGGAAAGACATAGATGGAGAATATCAATATGTTATAAATGAACGAATGAATATAGTAGACGATGGTGCCATTTATATTACTGCTATTGATGGGTTAGGAAATAGTGATGGTGAAATGCATAGTGAAAGTTTACAATCTATGCTCGCTCAATTAATTGCTGGAGGAGGTGGTGGAGGAACAGCTCCATTTAGTACTGTTACTTCTCCTATAGAAATTGCTAATGATGATTTAGGTTTAATAAGTTATGCAAGAAATATAGTATTTAATATTTATGGAGATTTATTAAATGATACAACTAATGCTGTATTAAATATAGGTGTTTATAGTGATTTAGAAAAAGTTGAATTAGAATTAATAACTGATGATGCTATTGACCAACACGAACAGCGTACTATATTATTACATCATAGAAGCCCTATAATACTTGTATCTGTTACATTAAAAGATGGAGCATATAATTGGTATTATAACCAAGATTCTCCAATAAATGATATTTATCTTAACGATTATAATTATGAAACTATTAACTCTAATATACAAAAACGAATATTATATGTTGATAATAATAGAGTCACTTTTATATGTCGTCTTCCAGATTTATTAAATTATACTCAAATAAATCATGAGCGTTCAAATGTTAATGAAATTATATATTTAATGGATATTGGAATAATGCCAACATGTTTTGTTAAAGGAACTAAAATAACTTTATCTGACGGTACTACAAAAAATGTAGAAGATGTTACTTATGATGATAGTTTAAAAGTTTGGAATTTTGATGAAGCAATTGATGATTCAGCTAAACCTATATGGATACAAAAGGTTAAAAAATCTAAATCATATCATAAAGTTACTTTAGAAAATGGTATTATATTTAATACAGTAGGAGGAGATAAAAAATATCATTGTATGTATGATGTAACTGAACAAAAATTTAATCATGCTACAGAATGTGTTGGTCATGAAATTTATACTTTACAAGGCGTTTCAAAAGTTCTTTATGTAGAAGAAATAAAAGAAGAAGTAGAATTTTATAATATATTAACAAACTATCATTTAAATTGTTATGCAAATAATATTCTTGTTTCAAGTGAAATAAATAATATATATCCGATACAAAATATGAAATTTGTAAAAGATGATAGAGAGTTAAAAGATTATAAAGATTTTGAAAAATATGAACAAGTTCCTAAAAAATATTTTGATGGATTCAGATTTGCTGAACAACCAAGAGATAAAAAATATCTTGTAGAATTTTCTGCAAAAAGGTTTTATAGTGCAAAATAAAATATTTTTAAATTATGGCTGAACAAAATAAAATTAGAACTTCTGTAGGTCATCTTGGACCAAGAAAAGTTAAACATCCTAAACAACGATATAAATATAAATATGGTGGAGAATACGATATGTATCTTAAACAAGATAACCGTTTTCTTAATTAAATATATTCCTTTAGTTCAATTAATAGCTAATATTATAACAAATACATTATATATTTTTACTGATGATTATATAATAGATTATAATTTAAGTTTTATTTTAGGAAATAGTATTATAACTTCTTTTCTTTTATATATTATTAGTTATAGATTTAAATTTTGTAATTGGCATAGAATTCTTATTACAGGTAATTTAATAAATTTATTATTAGCATATGCCGATGCTATTTTTGATATTCCAATTTCTGTTTTAACATATATTTTAATATTTTATGTTATTTGTTTTATAACTATAATTTTAGCTATATATTCATATATAAAACATAAAAACAATGAATAATTTATTACAATTATTAAAACAACAATTATTAAAAATTGTTGATGATATAGATTCAGGAAATTGTAATTTAAGCGATGATGAATTAAATGAAGCAATAGATAAATTAAGTATTTTAAATAATGGTATTCGTAGATATAGTAAACGATATTTATGCGATAATATTTTACATTGTAGTGAATCTTGTTTTAATACTTATTTATCTATGGGACTTATACCTCCTGGATTTAAAGAAATTGGATTTAAAGAACTTCGTTGGAGTATTAGAGATATGAAAGAAGCTATTGAATATAGAAAAACTCATTAGCAACATATTTAGTATTTAACTATTTGATTTTAGCACACTTACAAAAATAATTGTAAGTGTGCTATTATTTTATATAATAATACTATTTTTGCAGTGTAATCGATTACAACAAATTTTATTAACAATTTAACAAATTATAAAATTATGACTATTCTTGATAAAAATAGTGAAAATGCCATTGGAGAAATGGTCGGTGGAAAACGATATGCTTCTCGTGGTGTAGCAGGTACTGCATTAGGTTTAGGCATAGCTGGTACAGCTTTAAGTCTTTTTAATCGTAATGGACATGGATTAAATTTGTTTGGCGATGACGGTCATCATGCTGAACATAGAATTGATGAAGTTCTTGCAAAAGAAAATGCTGATGTATTAATGCTTACAAATCAGATTTGGGGCAATGCTCTTCGTGCTCAAGAAAATAGATTTAATGATGTTGTTGGGATTAATCAAAAAATATTTGATAGTTATGTTTTTACAAATGGTGAAATTGCGAAAGTTAAAGAAGATGCTAATAATAAATTTTTTGCAAATTATAAAGAAACACGTGATACAAAAGACGCTCTTATGGCTGAAATAGGTTCTTTAAAAACAGAAGTTGCTGTACTTAAAGCAGTTTCTCCATATCAACAGCAAATTACTGCTGCCGCTATTGCTGCTTCTGGTAAACAAGCTGAAATTAATTTACTTACTCGTACACAATTTATGTTACAAGGAGTTTTAGTTCCTCCTACAGTTGTAGCAGGTACGCCTGAAGTAAATAAAACTACTACTGATACTTCAGCAGGTGCTTAATCATTAATAAGTAGAGGTATATTTACCTCTACTTTATTTGTTTAACAATAAATTCATAATAGTATGCCAGAAACATTAAATTTTAATATTGGACATAATAATCCATATTTACCAAGCAATAATGTTGAACAAAATATTGCTTTAATAAATCAACAAGTAGCACAATTAAGTGCTTTAAAAGATAAATTGACAGGTATTAGTTCCCCTGTAGAGGGAGGTATGCAAACATGGGAAGAAATTGATAAAGAACTTGCAAGTCTTACTGATGAACAAAAGAATATTCTTTTTAAAGACGAAGATTATTTACATAATGATACTGCTTTACAAAATCTTGTACAAACTTATCTTATAAATAGCGTTAAAGATAAAGTTGCAAATTCTAAAGAAGGTAAAGCTTTATTAGATAAACAACTTTTATTAATAAAAGATAAGAAAAATGATATAGTAAAACAATCAAATAAAGAAATGGAACTTTTTAAAAAGTTTCAAATTGCAGTTCAAGCAAATCCTAATTTAACATACAATGAATTTATTAACTCAATAAAATAATAAATTATGCAAACAAAAGAACAAATAATTAAAAATCTTAATGATTATATTTCTAATAAAATAGACGAATTGTCTATTAACAATTCAATAGTAATGGTATTTCGACCAGTGCTTCATAAAATATCTAAAAAGGTTGTTTGTAAAGTAGATAAACTTATGGATTTGATTGTTGATGAAAATGGAATGATAGATGTTGAAACTCTACTTACAGAAATGGCTAATAATTTAGTTACTGCAAGCAATAAATCTTATCCTGATATATTAGATGGAATAACTATTGGCAATGGTAAAATTTCAATAGGAATACCTTTAATTGATAAAGAACTTATTTTAACAAAAGAAGATATAGAAGAAATTAAAAATTATCTTATTAGATAAATATCATTTGTTGTTATATGTGAAAAGCGATTTGTGCATTTGTACAAGTCGCTTTTGTATATATATTTGTTTATAAAAGCTATTTTAAGCTTATATTTAACTTTTATATATAAGACTGATTAAATCATAATGCAGTTATATAGATTGTCTATAAATGAATTTATTTACTTCATTTTATGTAATATAATAGATATTATATAATTTAACAGCTGTTATAGTAGTTTCTCAAATTATTAATTTAACAGGTGCTATAGAATATGCTATTGAATATAATAAATATTTTTTTCAAAAATATTAAAAATTATTTGGTATTATCAAAAATTATTTATATTTTTGCAATATAAAATTTATAATAATTATATTTAATGATGTTATGGCGAGTATTAATCAATTAGTTTCTGAAATTGCTCATAGCGTTCAAGGTGCAGATTCTCTTCCTGTTCGTAGAGCAATTCGTTTAGGAATAATTCATGCAAGAAATCAACTTATCAGACATAGTTATGAACAACATGGCTATGTTGATAGAGTTGTACAACAACGATTTAAAGTTGGTTTAATTGATGTTGCAGATGGAGATATTGATATTACTGGTGCTGGTATTGATGCTGATGCTTATAAAAAAGGAGTAGGTATAATCAAGCGTACTAAAAATAAAGTTCCAAGACCTACAAGACTTACTAATAATCTTCCATTTAGTGCTGTTAAAACTGTTGGAGCTAAACATTCTGTAGTTATTCCATTTGTTAGAGAAGCAAGTAGTAAATATTATTCTAAATTGCCTGGTTTTTGTATAGGAGCGACATATGATTATATTAATGATTATATTTATATTAATGCTGTAAATGACAATATTATTAATTCTGTTTATTCTATAGTTATTGAAGCACCTTTTGAAAAACCTGAAATAATAGATATGGAAACTAGTACTGATGGACATTATAAAATTGATGATAATAATGAATATTTTTTACCTGAAGATATGATTGATGATGTTAAAACGCTTGTATTGAGAACATTTAATGCTACTATAATAAGAGATACAAATGAAGTAAATGACACGCATTTATCAGAATAATAGTGTATGAAATCTGAAATTAATGTAAAAGATTATTATAATCATTTTATAAATAGCGCAGACGATTATTTAAAAGCTTACAGTGAAGAATTAAATGAAAATAAAGTGCTTCTTGATGAATATATAAATAGATTAAAATTTGATATAGACAATATAAAAAATAAATTAAATATAAATTTATACTATTATATTGATTTTGTACAACCTTTACAAAGCGATGTTGATAAGCTATTAGGTATATGTGTTAAATTGCTTCCTGTGTATGATAAAGATGAAGATGTTAATATATTAAATTATATAATTAAATTTTGTAAAATTGTAACTAATATTAATTGGCTTAACAAAGCAATTAGTATGTGTAATATAAGAAAAGAAATTACTTATACAAAATATAGAGAATTAATTAAACTTTATTATGATAAAGCTGTTGATGAATTATTTAAAGGAAAAGGCGTTCGTTGTGATAATGGTTTAGGAGTAATAATTATAGAATATATACCACAAAAAGAAAATAATTTTAAAAAGGTTGATATGGCTGCTACAGCAAAAAGAAAACAAGAATTACTGAATAAAGGAATTAAACTATATAATGCAGAAGAAGCAAAAGAATATGAACGAGCTGGAATAAAATATGATGGTGTGAATTGCGTTGTATATAGCGAAAATCAATTTTTATTATATCCTTTATTATTAAATGCTGTAGGTTTTGAAGGAAATGTTTTAAGATTTTATCCTGCTAATTATGTTGCAAAAGAACTTAGAGGTTTTACTACTCAAGAGTTAGCTGATAATTTTACCGATGAACAATTATCTAAAAAAAGGCTTTATCTTATAACAAGAGTAAATGTTGAACTTAAAAGACATCCTGAATATTGGACAAAATATGTTCATAAAATGAAAAATATATGACAAAAAGAACAACTAACATAGATAGAATCATTGCTAAAATAGATAATGATTTTAATCCAGATAATTCAGATTGGATACCAAGAGTTGGTGCTTGGGTATATGATGCTTTAGGTTTATTAAATGTTAATACTGTAGAAAGAGTTAAAGAAAAGTTTAAAGTACATAATAGAATAGCATATAGTAAATGTGAATTAAAACAACCTATTAAAGTGTATGATAAAAATGGTTGTGAAATTAAAGAACTTGATAATATTAATGAAAGTTGTGGTTGCGGATATAATATTCCCTCTACAGGGGAACAAATAGAACCAATTACTGTCAGTTCATCAAATACAACAGATATTATAATCAATCCTGATGCAAATGATGTACCAGATGAAACAATTATTAAAAATATAGGAAATGGTGGAGGTATACGATATAATGTTGTTGAAGTATGGAATAAATCATTAAATCATAATTATGTTTTAGTAGATTGTAAAAACATTGAATTAAATTTTGATACAGATTGTATAATTGTTGAACATGATAAATTAAAATGTTCTTATAGCGATATTTATAATTGCGATTTACCAGATATTCCAGATAATGCAAAAGTTATAGAATATTTAACTTATTATTGTATGTATAAAATGCTTCTTCGTGGGTATAGGCATCCAATATTTAATTTGGCAGCTAGCCAATATGGAACAAATCCTTATTATATTGCTAAAACATTAGAAGAAGAAGCAAAAAGAAGTTTAATTAATGATGGAACAGATGAAAATCTAGATAATCTTTGGAGAAGTGCTTTCTTTATTGGAACATTTGATCCAAAACATTAAATAATATAAAATAATATAATTAAATAAAACAAAGTATTGTATAATTATTAAAAAAATTAAAAAGAATATGGCAAAAGATAATTTAATAGTTGTTTATAATAACAACAATGATAAACATCTTTCAAATGAATTAGAAAAAAGATGTGATAAGTTCATTAAAGAAAAACATAATAATAATTGTAAAAATTATACAAAAGAAGAATTAATTGAACTTTGTAATGATTTAATATCAAAAAATTTAAAATTACAATGTACTATAGATAGTAATTTAGATTATTATGATACTAAACTTAATGAACGTATTAATATAATAAATAGTCTTATCAATGAAAATAGAAAATTAAAAGAAAATAACTTTTTTAATAAATTTTTTATTTATAGATTATATGTTAAAATTTATAGTTTTTTTAATAAAACTATATTTAAAAATGAAACTTTTGGTTATTAAAAAATATTTATAATTATGATAATTGAATTTTTATATGGTGTTCTTTTTCCTAATATAAATGAATTTAACAATATTAAGGAAAAAGATAAAAAAGAAGTTGACAATAAAGATAAAAATAATAAATGTGTTCAACTTGAATTAGATTTTAAAGAAGATAATGATAGTTTTGATGTTTATAGTGAGCTTACAAGAAAAGAGTTAGAAGAAAGATTAAAAGAAGCTGATATAAAATTAAAAAATTATAGAGAAAAAGAAATAGATAATATTGAATTAGAAAAAAATTATATAAAATATAAAAAAGCTTTTGAACATATTTGTAATGTTTTAGATATTAATCCAAATTTATTATTAATAAAATAAAATATTATGGCAGATATAGTTAAAGAACTTTCTTTAAATTATTCTCCAAAAAATTATAAAAACAATAGTTTATATTATGCTAAAAATGTTAAAATAAATAAAGATGGAAATATTTTAGAAAATGAAAATTCTTTAATTGATGTTAATGTTATAAATAATTTTTTGAATACATTTTATGGTAATACTAATTTATTTGGTCAAAGTAAATATATAATAAAGTATGTATTAGCTTGTAATAATGAATTATTATTATTTATACAACATAAAAATATAGGATATTATAATGAAGATTCTTCTTTAACTATTGTTAGATATAATGAAGAAAGTAGAAATATAGCTATTGTATATGGAGAAAAAAGAGTTCATGAAGATGGAACAATATATTATATAGGAATTAATCATCCAGTATCTAGAGACTTTAAAATAACTGCTGATTTTACTTATAATGTTGATGATGCTTTAATTATTTCATTTTGTATATATATTGATAATAATGAATTAAATGAGCCTTTATCTACAATAAATCTTGGAATTTTTAATAGTGGACATGTAAACTCTGATGGTATATGGATAGATAATAATGAAGTATATAATGATAGAGATTTAATACCTGAAAAATTAAGTAATATTCCAGAAGTTAAACTTCCGTTACTTACAAATTTAAAATATTGTGTTGGAAAAGCTTATACAGGTTGGTATTATATTTTTATAAGATATAAAATAAACCATTATGATTATACTCAATGGTATAGTATTGGTCCAAGATTTCCAGTTACTAATAAAACTTTAAATGTTATTACTAAAATAAATGGTGATGAAAGTAAATATGATGAATTATCATTTACTGGTTTTTATTCTAAAGATTCTGATATTTGTGGACAAAGTTTTAAATTTGATTTAGTTGGATTAGATGTTAACTATGATAAATATCAATTAGGATTTATTGTTAGTAATAAAACTTTAAATAAAAATTTATATACTGAAGATATAGATATTTCTCAAACAAATTATATATTTAATTCACAATATTTATTAGAAGATAATATTGATATAAATAGTTATATAAATTATAATAATGTTAAAAATATTGTAAATAAGCAAAATAAATTATATATTTCAAATTTTAAAACAAGAAAAAATGAAGATTTATCTAATTATGCTAAAAATGTAAAAATTGGATTAAAAGCTGCTGAAAAAGGTATGGCTTCTGGTATTACATTTAATGGTAGCAGCGGATTAAGTTTTAATGGTACGGTTGAACAATTAGGAAATTTAATGATATTTTTATTAAAAAATGGAGTTCATATAGATGATTTAACAGAAACAATAGAAATAAGATGGTCTATAAGACATGTAACTAATGCTAATTTAGGAGATAGAGATTTAAATGATAATATATTGATTTATACTGGACAATATATGAAAGGATTGACTGATTATGAATTATATTATAATATGGTATTTAAAGAAAACAATAATGGAGCAGTTGAATTTAATGATTATGAACTTGGAGATTATCCTGAAGATTATCTTGGAACACTTACTGTAAGTTCTACTAATTATTCTAATAAAACAGTGAAAAATCTTTTATTTTTAAAACAAAATGTTAATTTATATACAAGTAATATAAATATTGGTTTAGATTATCAAAAAGCTATATATGGATATGATGGTAATCTTTATATTAATGCAGAAACAGGATTTCTTTCTATAAATATAAATGGAGTTTCTAATATTATAAAACCTGCGGATATAAATACTGGTTTAAAAGCTTGTAATATTTCTGATAACAATGGAAATGTTATTGTTCATCAATATGATAAACCTGGAATAACTGATTATATAAGTCAAGCTAGTATAAATGCTTTTAGAGAAACAGATGTGTATTATTTAACTCCAAGATTTTTTAATAGTAAAGGAAAACATTTATTAACTATTTATGCTGGATTATCAGTTAATACTAAAAAATATATGGTAGATCAATCAGGAACTCTTTTACCTACTGATTTAACATATCTAAATATTTTTAGTTTATTTTATAATGGTACATATTTAGATAATTATGATAATTTAATGACATGGCGCGATGATACTTCGGATCATCATACTGTAAAAAGAATTTGGGGACGAGAAGTTTCTAATGTAGATGGTACAACTTATACTCCTTTAGATTATATTAGTTATATAGCAAATTATAATGTATTTAGTGCTATTTATAATAATATGTTAAGTAGTATTATACCTGGTGAAATTTATGATTTTTATATACATTATATTGATAAATATGGAATTTCTACTGATGGTTATAGATTGAATTGGAAAGATAATGGAGAACTTTATACAAAAGAACATGGAGGTATTTATGGAATAATGCCTGTTATAATTAATGGAACAAATGATGACGGTACATATTATTATTGTAAAAAATTAACAAATTCAGGATATATAAGTGCAGATTTATCTATTTATTGGGCAGATAATACAAATGATATTAATTTATTACCTGCTGCTGATTGTAAACTTTTACAAAATATAGATTGCTCAATATATTTATTTTATAAAGATAAATCTAAAATATTTATTTATAATGATAATACTTCAAATTATGAAATAAATTATAATAATATAGGTTTATTATTTATAAATAATTCTGATAATAATTTAAAATATTTTTTATATCATGTTGAATTTTCTACAGCGTCATTAATAAAATTAGATACAAATACTACTGTAGCAGATTATTTATCAGATTTATTTAATGAAAATTTAATACAATATGAGGGTGAAGCTGGAGATGTTGAAAATTTAAAAGCAGATTGGTATTGGGATGATATTTCAGGATATGATTTTTCATCAAATAATATTCCAGCATTTTTGCCTTATTATAATATAAATAATGATTGTTTATTTAAAGCTCCAGTTTGTTCTGCTTATATAGATAATGTATTGTTATATTTAGAAGTTAATGAAATACCAGAAGATTATGTAGGATATTTTATAAGTTATAAAAAATTAGATTTACGATTACCTATTTATGGCTATGGAAATCAATTTGGAATTTATTCTAATAGTGTAAATATTGATAGAATAATTCATCCTATTGCTTGTTTAATAATACAACCTAATGAAGCATTAACTTATTATAAAACTACACAATATTATTCTAGTATATATAATGCAGATACAAAATTTATTAATGTTTATAAAAAAAGTATATCTTTTGCTGGAGATAATTTAGGAGGAAGATTAAATCTTGGAACTATATTTAAAACAAATAATTATAATGACGTTCCAGATTATAAAGATTCTTCTATTCACCCTATAGTGGGATTAGTTATTAATAAAAATATATATACAAGTACTGAAGATGTAATTTATCGTATAGGAAATATATTTTATAATACTGGGGTTAATTTAATATCTCAAGGACTTATGGGTTTTTATGGCGCAGATGATGCTATAATATATAATAATGAAGGAGTTACATTTGTAAATAGTTTGCCATATAAATCAAAATTAGATATTAAAGAAGTTGATGATCCTCAAACAGATATATATACTAATAAAAATTTTGTTAATTTGGCTATGTTATATGCTGCTATAAATCGTTGGAGTAATCATATTTTAGATAGCAGATATATTAATTATCCAACAACTGTTCAATATCATAATGACATTCTTGATAATTTAGAGGAACTTATTATAAATAATACAAGAAGCAATAAAGGTAATATTAATAGTTATATAATGCCAATTAATAGTATAGATACATGGCAAGAAAAATTATATATTTCAGATGAATTAAATCCATATCCTTATATAGTATATAGAAAAGATATATTTACTAAATATAGTTATGATAAAACTTTAAGAATATCAAATATTATTTCTGATGAAACTAAACAAAATCGTTGGAGAAATTTCACAATAGATGAATATAAATTTATAACTGAGAATAAAGGAAATATAATAAAATTAATTGATTTAGGAACTTGGTTATTTGTTCATACAGAACATAGTTTATTTGGTTTTGATACTGATAATTGGATGAAAACTTTAGATAAAAATGTTAATCTTCAACAACAAGAAGTTATGGATATTCAATATAAAGAATTTTTTAGTGAAAAATTAGGATATGGCGGATTAAAACATAAAGAAAATAGTATTAAAGGAACTTTTGGATATATTTGGTATGATAAAGACCATAACAAAATATATAGACTCGATGGTCAAGAATTTATTGAAATAAGTGCTCCTATCAAATATTGGTTAGATAATATACAAATACATAATATATTGTTTTTAAATGATATTAAAAATGAACGGTTGCTTGTATATTTTGAAACAAACCAAGAATATATTGATGAAAGTATTTTAAGTTATAATTATAAATTAAATGTTTGGGTTAGTTTTCATTCTGATTACGTTTATAATAATATATCTATTAATACTAAAGAGAAAACTTATTTTATAGATAATAATAGTATTGTAAAACAAATAAATCCAGATATTGCAAGTCCTAAAAAACCTTGTGAAATTCAAATAATAGTTAATGATAATTGGGAAGTTTATAAATTTCTTGAATATATAGAATATAAATTTAAAAAATTAGATTTAAATAATATTACAGACTTCAGATATAATTATGGTTATTTATATGAATTATTAAAACCTTATAGTGGCGAATTATTAGAAATTAAAAATGATAACATAGCAGTTGATGAAAATGATACGCCAATATATGATTTAGAAGTACAAACTATAAATGAAAAAGATAATTATTTAAAACCATATTATAAATTAGGAGATTGGAGATTTAATTGTTTAAGAAATTTGGATAATAGAAATATTGTTAAATCTGCTGATGATACTAATAGAATTTATGGAAATTATTTTATATTTAAATTTACTTTTAATACAACAGATTTATTAAATATTGAATCTTTTAAAATACAAATAAGTCAATTTGAAAATCAATAAAATATGAAACGCTGTAAAAAATGTAATAGAAATAAAGCTTTCTTTGGAGCTTTAATTAATGGAGCTATTTCTACTATTAATACAATTCTTTCTAATCGTCAAGCTTCTCAACAAGCTGCTGAGCAATCTGCATTTAATAGAAATCAAGCTATGTTTGCTCAAGTAAATAATTTAGCAAATAGTTATAATCAAAGTTTAGGAAATTCTCAAGATATTTATAAAGAATTAAATAAAAGTGTAACAAAATATGGTGGTAAAAAAATGATTAAAAAGAATATTGGCGGATATGTACCAACTATAAATTCTACTACTTTAAATTTAAAAACTCCTACTTTAGAAGATTATTTGCAAAATTCTGATTTTGGATTTAAATCTCCAGATTATACTGATATAGGATATAATAATTATCAACTTGGAAGCAATCCTCCAACAACAGAAACTACAGATACATCGTCTAATTTTTCTTCAAGTATCAGTAGTGATATTGCAGGAGGTGTAGTAGGAGGATTATTTAATGCTTTAAATGGATATTTAAGTAGAGATTATGCAAATGATATATTTAATTATAAAATAATTGGAAAAAAAGCTAAATATCTTGGAAATAATAATAAATTTGTAATGCCTACTAAACATAATAATAAAATTAGTAATGTATTTAATACTAATAATAATAAAGATATTCGAGAAAAATTTGGTGGCAAACATACTGTAAAAGGTAGAAAAAACTTTTATTTAAGCTAATTTTAGCTTGAAATTAAAATTTATATATCATACTTATAAATTGTTAAGTAATGATTTACAATCGCTTAAATAAGAGATATGAATTTCATTTTATACAATATAATATAACATGAAAAGAGTTAAAAGAAATAAAGCAGAATTTGGAGCTTTAACAAATATTTATGGCAGAATGATAGAGCCAAATGTGATTCGTGGTGGTAAGGCAATACCAATAGGTTATAATCTTTATTTTATGGAAGGTCGTAAACATAAAGATGGTGGAATACTTGTAGGTAAAGGTTTAGAAGTTGAACGTGGAGAAGTTACGCAAACTTCACCAAATGAAATTAGAGTTTTTAGTGCTCAAAAATTTTTAGGTGGTAAAAGTCCTGCTGAGTTAATAATGATGGGTAATAATCCAGATGCTATCTTTGCTGCTCAAGAAACTTATAAAAGAATTAATGGGATAAATGATGATGGAACTAAAGCAAAATTTGGAAAATTAAAATCTGCTGCAAAATCTTTATTAAGATTTTTTGGATTTAGAAATAAAAATAATTCTGATAATAATTCTTTTACTATAAATGGAACTATACAAGAAAATAATAATCAAAGTGAAAAACCTATTAATAGAAGAAAAGGCGCTATATATTTATCTAATAATAAATTAAATGAATATGCTAATTATAATTATTCAGATGACGATACACCATTATTAAAAATTACTAAAGAATATAGGCAAAAGGTTAATGAAAAAATAAAACAAGCGAGTCGTCCATTACCATATGATAAAAGATATTTAGACAGTACTGAAATAAAAATTCCTTATGATGATAAAGCAATCGCTAAATATTTACCTGGTACTACATATACTGCAGGAGCTTTATCTCAAATATATGATGTTGCTCAAAATTTAAATATATCGCCTAATAGATTGGCTGCTATAATGATGTTAGAAAGTGATAATCATAAAGTTGATTATACAACTTATGGACATGGTCATGATTATTATGATAAATTAATTGCTGATGAAATAGGATGGGGAAAATTTAATCCTATAAGTCCAAATAAAGAAGATTCTACGATTATGAAAAATCTTGGAATATGGAAAAATAGATTATCCGATGAAGAAAATTTAGTTAAAGCTAAAGCAATATATGATAATTTATATAATAAAATAGACTCTATTTTAACAAATGATAATAGTCAAGTAGGTGTAGATAGAATTGCAAGAATGCATAAAAAATATGGAGATTTAAATCCGGGTCAAAAAGGTTTTAATGGTGCTAAAACTACTTGGCTTGAAAGTGTTGATGCTGGTGAAAAATATTTAAAACAATTAGGTATATTTAATGATTTTTTTAAAACTCCCACAAAAGAAAAACAATATGGCGGAAGTAATGATGATTTTTATATGCATGCTGAAAAATTAGCAAAATATCAATCTTCTAAATTTAATATTAGTGAAGAAGAAGCTTTATATAATATTTTAAATAGTAAAGATTATAATTATAAAGGATACTTTGAAGAGTTTGGAAATTTAGAACCTGATTCTACTGGACATTTTACAGATAAATATAAAACAGTATATCATGATACTTTTAGTGATGAAAGTATTTATAGTGGTAAAAAATCTCAATATAATCCAGAAGGAAAAATTGGAGGGCATTGGGATAAAAATGGAAAATTTATAAAAAACAAAAAACAATATGGTGGAAATATGAATAATAATATAATTAAAGCTAATCTATTTAATATTCCCTCTACAGGGAAACAAAAAATGGCAGGTGGTGGTAGAGAAATAACATATGCTGATAAAGATGGAGTTTTACATAGTTATAATCCTAACGATGATGCTTATAAAAATGGAGAAAAGCCTACTGATTATGATGAACAACAAACTAATATGTATTATGGTAATAAAAAAATTAAACAAAATCATTGGCTTGCTACAGGATTGGCAAGTGGATTAAATGCTTTAAGTGGTATTATTGGTGCTTCTATAAATAGTGCTACTAATATAAAAAATTGGAATATTATGAAAGCTCTTACTGAAGGAATAAAATCTTATACTCCGCCAATATATAAATACAAAACTAATTATGATGTCAATCCACAACTTGCTGAATTAGACCAAGGATTTGGACGATATATGAGAAATGTATTAGCTCATTCATCAAATTCAAATTATGCTTTAAATAGACTTCGTGATGCAGGATTAATAAAAAATATTGAAACAAATAAATTATATGATACGGCAGAAAAAGAAAGAAATAAATTAATAAATCTTGATATTGAAAATCAACAACAGCAAATGGCTGCTAATATTAAAAATGCTCAAGATATATATAATTTAAAACAACAATTATTAGTTGATTTATTTGATAAGCGAGCAGAAAATGCTACTACTACAACTGAAAATATTACTGGTGCTGTTAATTCTGCTGCACAATCATTAATAAATGGTATTAATACTAGAGAACAATTGCTTGCAGGATTAGCAAAAGACCCCAATGGCGCAGCATATATTTATGGAAAAGCTGGAGAAGGAATTATGGATAAACTAATAAAAAGAATAACTAAAAGAAATAATAATAATGGATATATTATTTAAACAAAAAAATATAAATTGTTATAATTATGACTTTTGGAAATTATATATATCAAGATAATACTTCAGCTTCAAGACAATTAGCAATAAATCAATTAATTTCTACTGCTGATAAACTTGAAGCTGGACATTTAAAAGCTGTTGAAACTGCAACTAAATTAAAAGAATCTATTGCAGCTTTACCTTTTAATGAAAATGAAGAACCATTAAAACAAGAACTTTTTACTAAATTGAATAATGCTATTGATGACAATATTCAATATGGAAATATGTATTATGCTTTAGATGATATATTAAATCAAAGTGGAGATTTATTTTCTCGCTCTGATGTAAGTGCTGCTATTAGAAATGAAGCTACTCGTAAAAAATTTATTGAAGATTTAGATAAAAGAGCTGATATTCCAGAAATGATGAAAGTTTTTTATAAAGACAAAAATCCTTATAATAGACAAGAAATAAAAGATGAAAACGGCAATATTATTGGGTATAAAGATTGGCAAATTAGTAAAGCTCCTGTTACTCATATTAGTGGAGTAGAATGGTTTGATAGAGCATTAAAAAGAACAACAGCAGATATTAAAGGATATAGTAGCATGAAATATTTTGATAGTAATGGTAAAGAAGTTAATCCATATAAAGGAGAAGATGTTTCTGATATTAAATTTTATGATATATTTGGTAATGAAATACAAGAAGATATTTATAATAAATTATTGATAAATGTTTTAAGTTTATATAAAAATGACCCTACTATTGCAGCGAGTATAAACGATGAAATTGAATATGCAAAATGGGCAAAAGAACATGGGGATAATACAGATTATGGAATATATAGAAAAAATCCTGATGGTAGTAATTCTGGAATAGAAAAAAATCTTCTTGAATATTTATTATATAAATTTGAAGAAAGTGCACAAGGTTCAAAATATAGTAAAATGATTAGTTCTCATAATCCTCATATTGTTAATGGTAACTCTGTTAACATTGAAGATTTATCTGTTGACGATTATATAAATCTTCGGTTAGGAAATTATGATGAATCTACTACAGTTTCTGAACAAAGTCCAATAATGCCTCAAACTCCAACATTTAGAATTGCTGAATAATTATGGGAAAAAATATTTATCAAACATATACTGAAAATGTTGAAAAACATAAAGAAGCAGGTGCTTATGAACCTGAATTATATAATTTAGGTGAATTAAGTTTAAGTGCAGATGCCGAAATAAATGATTCTAATTATAATAATGAAAAAAAAGAATGTGATGAAATAAAAGTTAATGGTATAGAAGAATTAAAAATAAAAGGAATGAGTGATGAAGAATATAATATATATAAATTTGGAAAAAGTTTAAAAAATTATGAAATATATGAAACTGATAAAAATTATAAAGTGTCTTCTTGGTATAATCGTATTGGTCTTGGAGCAGATTCTAAAATATATAGTAAAAATATAGCTAATAAATTACAAACTTATGTAAATAGATTATATAGCGAAAACAATCTTTTATATGATGGTTCAAGTGGAGTTACTGTTAGTGATTGGTGGGCAAGAGGTTTGACAAATGCAGTTAATAAATTTACTACTGGTGAAAATGGTATGAGTCTTTCGACACAAGGCAAAACTATAACTGTTATGAAAGACAATGTTCCCTTATTTTCATTTAATGCTTTAGGAGAAGGAGAACATAGTGTAAATGATGATAATGAAATTATATTTTATCCTAATAACAAAGTGTCAGCATTTCTTTGTTTTAGTGATATATATAATACTATTGCAACTGAATATCCTTGGCAAAAGTTATGGAGAGATGGTGCAGATAGAGCATTTTATCATGCTGGAGATGATTTTGAAGAAGCTGGAGATTTAATGATGAATGTAGATTCATATATTCATGAATATTTGCCTTATTATAATAATGATAAATCTGATATACCAATTTCTGGAGAACAATATTATTATAGAAGAAATGATGGTAGTTTGGTTAGTGGATTAGGTTATGTTGGCCAAGCAGATATAGCTTTAAAAGTAATGGATGGTATATATGCAGTAACTAAAACAAATAGTTCTATTGCTACACAAAGTAAAGCTGTTCAAGATAAATATCTTAACGATTGGAATACACATACTTCTAATACAGCAAATTTATATATTGAAACTCCTGGTGGAAATGATTTTAATCCTAAAGATGATATAAATCCTACATTACAAGTTTTAACTGATGATAAAAAAAGAAGAGATATTGTACAAGAAATTTCTTCTAATTTTAATAATTGTACATTTGTTTTAGCAAGACATGGTTTACATTGGGGATATGAAATTACTGTTCCGAGAATAGAAAAAAATACTATTTGGGAATCTAACGATAAAGAAGCATCTAATCAATATACTGTTTTTGTTGAAGGTGCATTAGATTTAGATAGAATTGCAGAAATAGCTAGTCGTCCTGAAAATATGGCTCATAGTGCTGTTATAAATGGTATGCTTGCAAATTCACAATATGCTTATACTTATGTATCTATTCCATCGAATATTACTCATGATTTTAAAAATAGTGAATATACTGAAAAAACAGATGGCAATTATTCTGGTGCTTTTAATGTATATTATAATCAAGGCTCTAAAACTACAGAATTTAATTGGCATAAAAATGGTCATTATTATAATCTAAATACAATGTTTGGAGGAGATAAACAAGCTAATGTCGCACTTGAAGAATATCTTACAATATGTCAAGTTATTAATAATTTAGCATATAGTTTAGGAACAAGTACTAAAAATATTAAAAATCATATATTATATAATAAGAATTTTGATGATAAATATTTTGACAATTTTTTAAATTCTCATAATAGTACAGGTATGACTAATGCACAAATTCTTGCTATATTTGCATATCCTAATAGTGCTGAATATATAATGCATCCTGATATTTTTACTCAAGGTCCTGATTTAATAGGCCGAGTTAGTACATTTGTTAAAGAAAGTTTTAACAAATATAGAGCTAATTATAATATAGAAGATTATGAAGAATGGAATAAAAAACATAATAAATAATTAAATATGGATTATATAAAAATAAATGGAGTAATGGTTCCTGCGCCATTAGATGATAGCAAATTCGAAGATACTTCTGTAGAAGAAGTATCTTCGAATTTGCCAGTTTCAAAACCAGGTTCTATAGCTGAATCTTATTATACAGTTCCAAAAGAAGTTGCAGATATATCTAAAAAATATAATATTTCTTTAGGTAAAAATTTTGATGAAACTGAACTTGAAAAATATTTAGCAGCTTCTCAACGATGGTATGAACAATTATATAGAGGCACTATGCAATTAGTAGTTAATGAAGTTGGATTGGGTACAATACTTGGTCTTTCTGATTTAATTGATTATATGATTAATATAGGAAAAGCATATGGAGAAGATGATTGGACAAATCCACTTAGTTCAAAACTTACTGAATTGCAAGATAATTTACGAGAACATTGGCAAATATATAGAGAAAATCCAGATAAAAGTTGGCAAATTAGTGATACAGGTTGGTGGTTTGATAATGGTGTTCAAATTGGTAGTACATTAAGTCTTATGATTCCTGCTGCAGGTTGGGTTAAAGCTTTAGGTATGGTAGGTAAAGTAACAAAACTTGATAGACTTTTTTCACGAGCAAGTTATGGTCTTGGAAGATTTTTTAATAAAATTGAAGCTGGTATTAAAGGTTCTGAAAAAGCAAAAGGTGCATTTGCATGGAGTAGAGATATTCAAGCTTTAGGCAAAAGTGCACATCGTGCTGTAGTATCAAGACAAATGGAAGATATGCTTGAAGGTAGAGAAGTATATAACCAAACATATGATGAAATGTACAATGATTTAATTAATATGACTGAAGATGAAAAAGAAAAATTTTTTAAAGTTAATCCTAATTTTGTTGGAAAAAGTTATGAAGAAATAGCAAAATATGTAGCAGATAAATCTGCTCAATATACATTTGAAAAAGATTTTGTATGGGTTCTTACTGATTTTCTTGCTTGGAAATCTATTGGTTCTGGTTATTTATCTCGAACTGCTAATAGAACATTAGACAAAGCTCTTGCATCTGAATTAAATAAAATGGCTAATTCTGCTGGAATACAAGCTGAAAGAATTATGACTGCTAAAGGAATTAATGAAGCTAATAAATCATGGTTGCGATGGTTTGCTACTAATCCAAGTCGTTCTGTTCCACGATTATTAACTTCTTTATCTGTTGATGAAGGTGTTGAAGAATTTGGGCAAGGTGTATATCAAGAACAGGGTAAAGAAGTTATGTATAAATATCTTAATCCATATTATACTCAAAGAAGTTTAGCTTCATATTTATCTGATGGAAAATTATGGGAACAAGCTTTTTGGGGAGCATTAGGAGGAATAGCATTTGGTGCTGGTCATAAAGTTGCACATCATATTGCTGATAAAATTGAATTAGCAAAAAATAAAGAAGGTATTACTAAAGCTGATATTTTAAATTTACAAACTAATGAAGAACGACTTCGTGCTGATAATTTTGCAAGTTGGACAGATGAACTTAATAGATTTAAAGCAAGAGTAGAATTATATAGACAAGGATATAATCCTTATAGTTTAGTTAAAGATACTACTCCAGAAGGAACTACAGTTTGGAGAGAAGCTAAAGAAGGTGAACATATCGGTATTACTGAAGAAGAAAAAGAAACTATGGGATATCAACTTATTGATGATTTTATAAACAATTTAGCATATAGAGCTATTGATAACGGAAATATAGATTATTTAAAAGCTTTGATTGAAGATGATATTTTTGATGAATCAATTAAAAAAATTGGAGGAGATGCTATAAATTTTGATATGCAACAACGAATGATGACTAAATTAAATGAAGCTGTTGATAATTATGCACAAGCATTGTATGATGTATTCTTAAATGGAAATACTAAATCAGAAGAAGTTGGAAGAGCTGTAGCCAGAAATATAGCAAGAAATAAATATAGAATCACAGAATTGAATGAAACTATTAAAAAACTTGACCATAAAATAAATAATGCTTCTGATGCTACAACAAATGTTATTGAATCACAAACAATTTATTTTTTACAAAAACAATTAGATAATTTAGAAAATGAAGAAAAATCATTAGATGAAGCATTTAATAATGGAAAAATAAATAAAACTTTTTATGATAATAAAAAAAGAGAAATAGATAGAATAAAATTTGCATATTTGTTAAAATTTAGTAATTATGTTACAAGGAGTTATGTTAAAGAGTTAGAAGATGGAAAAACTGAAACTATTGAAAGATATAAACCAATTTATGATTTGAGTGAATTAAATTATCACGATTTATATAATGAATTATATAATTTAAACTCTACTATTGAGCATGGTTGGGATGTTGGTTATAAAACAAAAGAACTTATATTTGAACGATTAAATGCTGAATTCATGAAAGCTAAAACTGAATCTATGATTCCAACATCTAAACATGAATTACAAGAAGCAATAGATGATATGGAAGCAGCATTTGGTGATATAATTAAAAATAGACTAAACCAAGCAGAAGATGATATTATAAATTATATTAAAAATAGCGACAATCCTTCACAAACATTAACTAATTTAATGAATGATGACCCATATAATAATGAAAATAAAAAAATATTAAATAAATTTAGAATGTTTAAAATTGGACATGATGCTTACGAAGTCTATGCTACAAGATTTAGAGCTGCTGCTAGCGAAGAAGAACAAGTTAGACGAGCAACAATACGACAAAATCCTCCAACACAAACAAATACTAATACAAATACTAATACAAATACTAATGCAGATGAAAAAGAAGAAGATAATAATAATGATAATAATGACACTAATGAGAATATAGAAGATAACGAGAAACCTGTTGAACAAAATGATAAAGAAACCGAAACTCCAGAAGATACAACTAATGAATTAGAAGGTGAAATGTACGATTCCCCTACAGGGGAACAAGAAATAGGAGAAGATGAATACATGGCATATTCTGAAAATATTCCTGAAGATGAAGAAGAAATATATGATGACCAATTGCTTCCAGAAGCTTATGAACTACATAAACAAAAAATAGCTGTTGAAGTATTTGATGATCTTAAAAAACGATTAACTGAAGGTTTTGAACTTAAATCATTTTTATCTGGTATTTATTCAAAATATTTTAAACAAATTTATGAAGAAGAATTAGCTGCTGCTATTAATAAATATAAAGATACAGGTATGAGTAATGCTGAAATAGCTCAAGGCGTTGCTCAAGGATTACAAAATTTTCTATCTGCTTTAGCAAATAAAGCTAAACGACAAACAAATACTACAGAAAATGCTATAACTCAAGCTGCTTATAATTTGTTTGATGTTATTTCACAAGTAAATTATGATGAATATGGAAATATGATAATGAAAGAACTTGTTAGTTCTGAAGATATCGATAATAATATAGAAGAAATTAAAAAAGAAATTGAAAATTTTTTAGATGAATATATAAAATCAAAAGAAATACCTAAAAATAGAAATGGAAAATATATAATAAATGGTAGAAAAATATTTGAATATTTAGTTTCTCAAGACCCTGAACTTGCTAAAAGAATATTTAATACTTTATGTAATTATTTAATGAATTATAAAGGAGATAAATATGCGGTAACAGATAAAAATTTATTAAAAGAATATTATACTCATCCTAATTTATTTATAAATAAACTTAATTATGAAAATGCTACTGTAGAACAAGGTAGTGGAGAAACTGCTATAAAAGTTGGAGAACAAAATTATTTTCATGCTGCATATAGTACCACTATGGTTTTTTTAGATAAAAGAATTAAAAAGCTTAAAAAAGAAATTGATGATCTTAAAGAAAAATATAAAAGTAATGTAAGTTTTAATGGTATTAGTTGGCATTATGATAATAATGTTGCAGCAGAAATTAAATTGAAAATAGAAGAATATAATAAATTGGCAACTAGATATAATACTCTTTATAAAAATAAATTAATATTTGAATCAGGTGCAGATGGAGTAAAAGTTGTTTATATTATTAATAATAAATCTAATTCTATTTCTATAAGAATTGTGCCTCCTGATACAGATATTGAACAAGTAAAAAAAGATGATAATTATGAAATTGGTTATATGGGTTTAGTTGAAACAAATTCTACTCATACAAGTTATAAATTAGTTGAATCAAAAAGTGCAAGAGGTATTAGATTTAGAACTACTTATGAAAAAGGCATATTAACTTCTAATATGGATGAATTTTTTAATAAATTAATAACTGCTTTATTTGGAGAAACCACTACTTTAACAGAAGATGATATAAAATTTGCTAAATTAATAGATAATGGTGATGAACATTTAAAAGAAGAAGAATACAAAAAATCTTTAAAAGAAAATTTTGATTTTATTAAAGGCTATTTAAACAGTTATATAACTACAAAAGATATTATTTTAAATAATGAATATGATTTATATTATTTTGCTGAACAAATTAAACGAATATTACATTATCAAGATTCTGAAAGTATTAATGATTATAGATTATCATATATGCAATGGGTTGCTAGAGTTCATGATAATTATACTGCTACTTATAAAATTATGCAAGCTTATATAGAAGGAAAAGAAGTTACTGGAGAACCTATATCATCTGGGGTTGAAACTGTAGAATTAACAAAAGAATATACTGCAAACTTAAATACTATAAATGCTAATACTGCTAAATTAGTTTATATAAATGAAAATGGAGATATTGTTTTTGGAAATTCTAATGAAAGTACTAACAATTTTGCTGGAATGAGAAAATTTAGTATAGGTTTTGCTTTAACTAAAAATAGTGTTGGATATGGTATTGCATGGGTTACTAAAACTTCAAGATTAGATAGTAATCCGCATTTAGCTAAATTAATGGAACAACAATTAACTGATATTATTTCTGGAGAAATTTTAAAAGATGGTGCTGTAGATATAGATTATATTATACAACATTGTAAATGGTTATTTGGTAAATCTTCTTTATTTTATGGAGTTAAAGAATCAGTTCTTAGAGAAAAATTAGCAAAACTTGCTACATTAAAACAAAATAGTAAAGAAGAAGCAACTGAATTTTCAAGAGAATTAATATCACAAATAGTTAATACATTAAAATTTAATAAATCATTTTATTTTGCTAAAAATACTGCTTCTGATGTTTCATATAATGGTAATCCTTATTTCTATTTTAAATCAGGTAAATTATATTTAGATTTTTCAATTAATGGTCAACATACAACAGAAACATATAATGATTATTGTGATTTTGCTATTAAAAATGGTGCTTTTATATTAAATCAAGCTGTTGAACAAAGTTCTGATGAAAATGGTCCTTTACCAACAGATATTTACGTTTCTTACGAAGTTCGTGATTACACCCCTGTAGAGGGAGAAGACAATGTAATAGAAACTGGTGGAACTATTAATGATTTTATTTTAAAACATAAAAAAGGAGAACCTATTTCTACAACTGTTTTACTTAAAAAACTTGGTGCTACTGATGAAGAAATAAAACTATTAACTGAAGATTTTGTTAGTTATGATAATGAAGTTGATAAATTAATACCAGAAAATATAATATATAATTCTTCTAAATCTTCAAAAGAAGAAGGATATATGTATTTTGATAAAATTGATAAAAAAATTTATTTAACTTCTAAAGGTCGAGAAGCATTAAAACGTGGAACTAAACTTAAAACTTTTATTCGTTGGATTACTCATGAAAACACTCATAAAAGATTTGATGAATTAAATCCAATAGATAAAAAATATATAATAGAAGAGCTAAATGACATTATAAAAGAATTTTATGATTACTTTAAAAATGATAAAAGTAAAGCTGCTGAAGATATTAGAAAAGCATTTTCTGATAAAAATCATTTACTAAATGAAGAAAATATTAAAAAATATATAGCTTTTCTTGAAACAAGTAGTAAGGATACTGAAGCTGGTGGGCATATTCAAGAAAAAATGATTAGTGAATGGATTTGTGAAACACTTACTCAACCTAATTTTATTGATTATCTTTCTAAAATAGAAGCAAAAGAATTTGAAAGTAAAGAACAAACTAAAAAAAGTCTATTTCAAAAATTTATAGATTTAATTTTAGATTTTTTCGGTATAAGTTTGGAAGTTACAAAAAATAATAGTATATTTGCAAAACAATACGAAATTTTATTTGGCGCAGAAAAGAATGAAAAAACAAGTGAAAAAGTTGTTCCAGTAGAACCTGTTGATAAAACTACTGCTAAACAATTAAAAGCTGATGAAGAAAGTAATGAAGCTAAAGAAGAAACAAATGAAACACAAAATGATATAACAAATGTTGAAACTTCTGAAGAAAAAAATGATAATGTCAATGAAAATACAAATGATGATATTAATGATGATATTGACATTGAATTATTTGCTGGAGTTAATGAAAATGAAGAAATTAATATTGAGTCTAATGAAGAGTCTAATCCTGTAGAAGAAAACAATATTGATGATTTTATGGAATATGTATCTTCTTCTGATATTGGAGGTTATATTGAAAGTAGAACTGTTAGAAATAGTAGTAAAGTAGAAAGTAATATATATAATACAATAATGATACCTAACATGGAAGATTTTGTAGAGATGTTTAAGCATGATGATAAGGTAAATATAGCTAATTTAATTAAAAATGGTAATCTTATTTTCACTTGTATATAAATATATCAGTCTATTATATAAAGTTTGAAATTGAGCTAAAAATAGCTAAAATAATTTTTGCTCAATTTCAAACTATATAATAGAAGATATAAAATTTTAATAGTAATAAATTTAATAATTTAATTATTGTTAAGTTAATTGCTAAAACTTTAACTTAAAATAAAAAAATTATGGCTTGTACATTTTATGGTTTTACTATCCCATCTGAAAAAGATAAGGATAATAGAGTAGCAAATGCTATCTCTAATAATACAGTTAGTCGTGGAAATATTCCTTTACAGGTTATATTAGCTGACGCTGTTATAAATAAGACTGCTGCTGAAATTATTAATGCAGTAAATAAGGCAAATTCTACTAATAAAAATTGGAAAGAAGTGCCTGTTGTTGAGAATCTTTATGAACTTAATTTAAATGTTCTTAAAAAGGTTCTCAAAAATTATGCTATATTGCAATCAAAAGATATTGCAAATTATCGTGTTGCACATACACAAAAAGCTTTAAGAGGATTTAATTCTGAAGTTGCTTTAGAGTTTGCTAAAGAGTATACTGCTGATATGTTATTAGATATTTATTATGAACATATAAATGATAAACATTTAAATGATAAAATGTTAAAAACTGAATTTAAAAGAAGAGTGGAACGACATTTTAATGATATTATACGAATGTTTGAAACTACAGCTAAAGAATATATAAAAGAACACGAAGAAGAAAATGATATAATAAAAGGATTTCAAAAATTAGATAAATTAAGAAAAGACCTTTCTGAATTTAAAGAAACAAATGATATAAAAAATGATGCAGATGCTTCAAAAAAATATGAAACATTAAAATGTAATATAATAGCATATTTATATTCTTTTATTGCAGATTTTAACAATTTAGCTAAAAATAAATCTATAATCAATACTGAAGCTTTGCAGAATTATACAGCTTTATATAAAATTGCTTCTTCTAATGATAATACATGGTTTGAAGATGTCTCTTGTTTAAGTAAAATAAATACAATAGCTCGTCTTCTTAATCCACCTTTACAAGAAGATACATATGAAGAAGTCGATTTTGATGATGAAAGTGATTATGTTAATCCAGAACATGATACTGATGAAGATAATGGTTGGGACAAAAATAAAATACAAAGTTCTTATGATAAACTATTTTCAAATGATTTTAAAATATATTTAGCTTCTAAATTATATAAAGTTGCAGCTCCAATTAATAGAAATACTACAGAAGTAATTCCAGTATATGATACAAATAATCCATTAGGAGTTAAAATGAAAATGGACGTTAAACAAGTTTATGTAACTTTACTTTCTGCATTAAATGACGGTAAATATTTTAAAGATATATATGCATTAGCAGATAGAATAGATAATCTTGCCCAATCTGTTCCAGAACTATATGGTTTTTATATAATTGCAGATGATATTAGAAAAGACCATGCTTTAGGAAATAAAATTTTACAACAATTAAGATTAGCTCGTATTAATAAAACTATTATTGCATTTGATGAAAATGATATAGTTACAACTCATAATAATGCCGGATTTATATCACATATAACTAATTTTAATAATATAACTGATCAAATACAAAGAAATTATATGGGTTTAATAGATTCTTCAATTATAAAATTACATGAACTTAAAACTAAAATACAAAAGTTAAATACTGCTATACTTCCATCAGATGCTGATCTTTTTGATAAAACTGTAAGGGATTATGCAGATAGTATTTCAGCTGTACTAACATATTTAAGTCCAAATATAACAAAAGAAATAATAACTGCTTATTTAAGAAGTAATTTAAAAACTGTTGATGGTAAAAAGAGAGTTAGTAATTTATTAAATAATACTATAGCATTAGCTAATATTGCAGTTAAAGAAAATTCAAGATTTAATAAAGACTATGTTACATGGAAAGAAAATGTTTTAAAACCTTTTTATAAAAGTATTAATTCAGAATATGATTCACAAGACCAATATGCAGAAGACGGAGATGCAGAATTTACTAAACGAGAAACGCCAAGATTTGATTATAATAATTATATGCAAATAAGTGGAGAGTATAAAGTTGATGATTTAGCAAATACAATAAATAATATAATTGAAGCTTTGGAAGACTTTATGATAGTAAATATAGATTTAAATTCTCCAAATGCAGAAGGTCATAATTCATCAAATATAATAGATAATAATTATTTAACTAATATTGTCCAATTAATAAAAGAAGGTAGAGATAAAGAAGGATTAGAAGCTTTTAAAGAACTTTATAAATCTTGTCCACAATTGAAATTTAATCCTATATTTGTTGGAATTGAAGGAACTCAATTTAATGGTTTATTTATAGAGGATGCACATGGCAATTTAACTATAAATGAAGAAGGAGTAAAAGCTTTAAATTTATCACTTTTTGACGGTGTTAAAACTTTAGATAACGAAGAAGCTAAAACTTATACAAAACTTACATTAGGAGATTATTTTCTTTCTCAAGCTATATTATATTTTAATGGAACTGGAATACGAGAAAATGGCAATACTACAAATACCACTACTTTTTTATTAGATACTCCCTCTGATGGGCAAAAGAATTTTATGATGAGTATAAGTAAACTTGAAGATAAAAATTCATTTACTATTGCTAATCAATCTGAAATATTAACTCCATTTAATAATTTTATTCAATCTAAATTTGATATTCCAAATTCTAATGATGAAACAGCTTATCAAAAATATTCTATGGATATAAAAGAAGATTTAAAAACATATTCTACTAATGAAATAAATTTTGATACTCTATATAATATTTTAACTGGAAAAAATACAATTGATACAAAAAAATTAAAACATAAAAATTTAAGTGCTGATAAAAATAGTGTTGTATATACAGTGTATTATAAAGATATTGAAGGAAATAAAGTTATTATTGACTTACAAGGAAATTTTGTTGATAAAACTCGTTCTTCTATTACAAATATACAAATATTAAAAATTGCATCTACTACAATATATACTTATAAAGACGAACAAATTGATACATTAACAAATAAAATACCTGATAGTATTATAATTCCTATAAAGAAAAAATTATTAAATGAAGCTTTAAAAAATAAAACTGCTAAAATAGAAATAAATACACGTAGTGATGTATATTTAGGTTTTAAAAATTTATTACTTGGAGAATTATATAATTTTGCAAAACAATTAAATAATGTTGTAGATATTGATAATTCTATTCCAAATGAATATCAATATGTATTTAAAGAAAATGTTTCAGGTTTAGTTGGACAAGTTCATTATAATAATAAAAAACAAATAATAGAAACTGTTAATGGAATTGACCAATTAGCAGGGACTTTCTTTAAATTTACAACTCTATTTGCTGTTAATGGTTTTGATATAAATAAAGAATTGATTAATGCTTTTTCCCTTTACGGGGGTGAAAATACTGATTCTATAATTGTAACTAAAAGAGAAAAAGATAAAGTTTCTAAATTATTTAATGTTACTGGAGGAAATGGAATATTTACCATTGTTGATGGAGAAATAATGTTAAATACAAAAAATAAATTATTAATTAATACTGTGAATAATTTAACTAAAAAGTGGTTAGAAAATTTTATAGAAGATACACAAAATAAACTACAACCATTTAATTCGCTTATTGAATATAATGAAAAACGAATGAGTGATAAATCATATAGTGATTTCATTAGATTTAATCTTGTAACTTCTTTAGCACGTATTTCTGCTCAAAGTATATTAATTGGTTCTGATAAATTTTATAAAGATAGTCGTACATATTTAAAACGAACTAAAGGAATACAAGGAAATGGAAAAAGTTATTATGGTGGTAATTTATTTGCTGGTTTTGGGCAAGAAATTTCTGATATTATTGAAAAAGGTAAAAATATAGAAATAATGAAAATTCTTATTGCGAAAGTTGATGATAAAGGAAATGTAATAAAAGATGAAAATGGAACTATTGAATATGAATATGTTCCTTTAACTGCTAGAAATGGTTTTAGAGCCGCTACAGTTTATAATACAGTTAGAACTTCTGATAGAGCTGAAGATTTACGAAAAGATTTAGAGCTTTCTTTTAAAGAAAAGATAAAAAATGGTGAAATTAATGAAGCTACTGCAAATAATATTATTGATAATATTATGGCTGGTTTTGATAGTTTAGATAAAGCAACTAAAGTAAATGATGCACAATCATATATAACATTTGAAGAATTTATTAGAAGGCGTTGGGCTGATGGAACAATAGAAAAATATAGAGAACTTATAAACGATATTTATGCAGTTAGAACTGGAGAAAAATCATTAGCTGAATTAGATGTTAATAAATTAAATTCTTATGTTCAAATTCAAAAAAATGTATATTTTGACCAACAAATTGATAAAGAATTAGGAGTTGCTTATCCACGTTTTATAAAAAATGCAGAATTTGTTTTAATACCTGAATTGTTAGGAGAACATAGTTCTTTAAGACAACTTTATGATATAATGCGTCAATTTAATTTAGATCAAATTAATACATTAGAAACTTCTAAAGCTGCGAATAGAGATGTTTTAACATTTTGGGATAATGATGGAGTTGCAAATCCAGAAAGATTTAAAGCTGAATTATCACAAATGATTGGTACTGATGACAATAAAAAATCTCCTTCTATAGAAAATTATTATTATAGATTTTTATTTAAACAACAAGATGTTGTTCAACATATGAAAGATGAATATAATAAAGCTGGTTTACAAATTGTTAAAAAAATTATTGATAATATTGCTTTTGAAAATCCAGATGATCCACGAGCTAAAGCTGTGCAAAGATTTATGGATAGTTTTACTTCTAATATTAAAAATAGTTATGAAAGTTTTATATTAAGAATGGGTTGGAGAATAAATGAAAATGGTGAATTAGTTAATATTTCTGATGGTTCTACAATATTAAATTTTAGAGAATTTTATCGTAATGCTAAACTTGAAGCTCAACGATTAGGAATGGACAGTAATTTTTTAGATTATTTTGATGTTGATGCTAGTGGAAATCCTAAAATGCCTAATTGGTTAAATATATTTAGTTCTAAAATGGAAGCTATTGCTCAATCTATGTTTAATAATTCTGTAACAAAACAACAGTTACCTGGTTGGCATGCTGCACAAGTTACAAGTGTTGGACAAGAAGGAGTATATGATAGCACTGGAAAAATAAGAAGACTACAATATCATCCTCGAGATGAAAAAGCTGGTAGAAATTCACCTGTTATAGAAATATTAATACCACATTGGAGTAATGTTATTAAGCAATATGTATATGATAATACTTTATCTGTTGCTGAAAATGATATAAGAAGAAAAAAATTTGAACAAGAACAATTAGATAAATTAAATAAAGCTGGATTATTGGAACAAATTGGTTATCGTATACCTACTGAGGGAAAACAATCTATTGCTATTTTAAAAGTTGTTGGATTTACAAATGAAGCATATGGTAGTACTGTATTTGTTCCAGATGAATGGGTAACACAAACAGGTTCTGACTTTGATGTTGATACAATTTATAGTATATTTCATAAATTTAGATATAATTATGAAACAGATCAATATGAAAAAATTAAAGAACTTAAATTTGCTAATGAAAATCAATTAAAAGCTGGATATGTAAAAAAATTAGAAGAAATTATAGATAATGCTAAAAATAGGTTAATTAGTGAAGATGATTATGATGAATATGAATCATTAGGAGAATATAAATCTAAGGTAGGAGAATTACAAAATGATATTAAAACTTATAGAAAATTTATTAAAAATAGTGATAAATATAAAACTATTGATACAAGAATAACTGAATTGATTAGACAAATTCGTGAAATAAATAAACCTTTATATGAAGGTATTCAAAAAAGAGGAGCTGAATTATCACGTAAATTTAAAGCTATAGGAAATGGAGATTATGCAGCTCATTATAAAGATTTTTATAATTTTTATATCGAACTTGCTAATAGTGCTGAAGAACAAGGAGTAAATCCTGAAATATTTAAAGAAATTGCTGAATTATTACAAGCAAAATATTTATTGGCTGAAGCTCAACAAAATAAAAAAGATATTGAACAAGAACGAGGAGTATTATTAAAAGAATTTCAAACAAAACGATTTGAAATGTTAGAATATATTGCTAAAAAATATGGTTTATTAACATTTGAAGAATATAAAAATTTATCTGATATTGATAAACAAACAAGAGATGTTAGAAGTAATATTATAATTGATTCTTTTTTAGACATTATGCATAATTTAGATTCTCTTGAAGAAAATCTTTCTCGTTCTAATTTTGATGATATTACAAATGTTAATGATTATTTAAGAACATTAAATAGTGATTTAAATAAATTAAATATACCTGTTGGTAATAGTATTTCTCAAATTTATCTTATGAATGATGCTATTATGGGGGCTCGTCTTAAAGCTCGTTCTGTAATGAGAGATACATTTTTATCAATTTGTAATAAATCAAGAGCTGTTGTTGATAGTAAATTAGCTATAAGAGTAGCATACGATTTAACATTTAACCCAGAAAATAAAGAAAATCCTGAATATAATGCTGAATATTTAGCAATGCATTATGGTGCTATCATTAATGGAAATACAGCTATTGTCAGTCATGATAAATTGGGTTGGAATAAAAATAATAGAAATATTGTTGGACGACTTATAACAGTATATGGTTCAGAAACTACTGCTCATATTCTTGATGCTGTAAAAGAAGGTGCTATATTAAATGAAACTGAAGATACTTTTGGTGTATTTAAAACTATGCTTGATTTAGGAATGGATTACTATACTGCTATTGGCTTTTTAGCTCAGCCTACTATAACAAGACTTGTAGAAGAATTTGATAAAGGTAATAGTATTTATATTTCAGATAAAGTAAATGCTATTAATCAAATGTTTGTAAATATTGCTAAAGAATTAGGTATATCTGGTTTTAGTCAATATACCCCACTACAAGATATTTTTGAAGCTATTGCAGCAGAATTAAAATTATCAACAACTAAATTAAGTCAATATAAAGAAAATTTTGTTTTAAATCAAAAAGAATTATTTGATACTATTATCAATCCTAATAATGAAAGTGTAAAACATAAATTAGATGTTTTAATATTTTATGTAAAATTAAACGATATAAGTAGAGAAATTGAAAATATTATAAATCTAACAAATCCTGATAAATTAGCTGCTAAACAAACTATATTTGAAACAAAAAGAATGTTAAAAGCTATTTATGAAAAAGGTTATGGTACAGAAGATACTGTTACAAAAATAAAAACTGTTGATGGTAAAAATTTAATAGAAGCTTTATATCCAAATATGTTGGAAAAAAATCCAGTAAATGTAGCTACATCTAAATATCAATCTTTAGCAGCATTTTTAAAATATAGTACAATACCTTCAGTTTTAATAAATAGTCAATTATTTGATTTAGAAGGCGAAGGATTTACTATGAATATTCAACAATTTCAAAATGTTTCTGAATTAACAAGAGCTTATTATAATACAAATGAAGAAGATTTTGATAAATTAGGAATGACAGAAGATGAATTACAGCAACGATATTTAGAAAATATGTTTACTGAATTTGGAATTGTTGAAAAAACTGAAGCTGCTCTTGGAAGTACATTTACACCAGAAACATATAGACAATATAAAGAATATATTATAGAGCATTTAGCTTATGGAATTAAAGATTTAGTTTCTCCTATAACTGTTGATGAAAATGGATTATATAAAGAAGTAGAAGATGTAGATATTATTGAAAATGCAAATGGTATAAGTGAAGCTAATGCTTCTAATGCAGTAAATTATTGGAATCAAGAAATTGCAAGAATTTATGGATATGGTAGATTAACTTCAACAAGTTTTAATGTTATAAATTTTAATGCTCCTACTAAAGAAGAAATAGAACAATTTAGAAATTTAACTCCTGCTCAAAAAATTTTATGGTTAAAAGAAAAAAGTGGTCAAAATGTTGGTATATTTGAATTTATTAAAATTTTAGCTCCATATAAAACAAGAAGTCTTCTTACAAGTACTAATTATGCTGAATTAAAATATTATGAAGAGCATGACCCAGAAATTACTTATAATTTATTTAGAGCTGCTGCATTTAATAAAAATCCATTAGTTCGTTTAGCCGTCGCTGATTTAGTAAAATATGCTTATATAGTAGAAGGAGGAAGATTTAAACGAGGAAGTATAGGAAAGATTATCACAACAGATTTTCTTTTAGCTGTTAATGAAGATGGTGGTTTTAGTACAACATTTGGCAAATCATTAATTGATAATTTTAAAACTGAAAAAGATAGATTAAAAAATGATATAAATTTTGCTTCAGAAGAATTTGTAGAAAAATATATTCGTTCTCATAAAAATTTCTTACATAAAGTTTATATTAATAATTTTAGTAATATTGGAAATGTTAGTACATTAGATTGGTTTAATAAAAAACGACAACTTGATGGAGCATATTTTATATCTTATGAAGCTTTATCTGATAAAGGAGTTGAAGAATTTATGGAAAAACTTATGCCGTCTGATAATACAAAACCTTATAATTATGTTTTAATTAAATTTCAAAGATTTAAAGACAAATTTGAACAAATATATAAAGTTCAAAGAACAAATAATGGCTATTATATTTATCCTTTAGGTATATTAGAAGAACATGAACATACTGATTATTCTGTAAATAATACTAATAATCCAATATTTGATAAACAAAATTATATTGAACAAATAGACAAATTAAATCAAGGTTTATTTGTATTAAATGGAAATGGTCAAATATATTGGCAAGGAGAAACAAAATTAAAAAATAAAATAAATCCATTTACTATTAAATATGATAAAGTAGATATAAGTGTAGATGAAAATTTTATAACAGATAGTAAAAATGAATCAGTAAATAAACAAATATCTGACAATTATAATTCCCCTGTAGAGGGGAAAGAACGTTATGGATTTATTGCTATAACTGATAGAGATATTCTTGCTAAATTAAAAGGCAGAATAAATGTTAAACAAAATTTACAAGTAAATGTTAATGGTTCTATTGAAAATGTTACTGCTGTTATTTCTGATAATGGAAATGTTTCTCAAAGCAAATATCGTGAAATAAGAAATGCTATTGAACTTGTTAGAGCTGGTAGAGCTTATAATGAAAAACGATTTACAAATTCTGAAAAATTACTTATAAATCATTTATCTCAAAGTCCTGGTTATTTACAAAATGTATTTCTTGTTAAATTTGTTAAAGATGAAGTTGCTGAACAAGAATTGACAAAACATTTAGAAGAAGTTGCTGGAAATGATAAACGAGAATATGTTAGTAGTGGATTTATACCAGGTCGATTTGCAGAAGGTTCAGAAAGAAAAGCAAAAAATGTTAACGATGCTGATAGATTAACAGGACGATTAGCAAAATCATTATCTAATAAAAGAGATAGACATGCTAATGATATTTCTAGAAATTTTGCTATAAAAGTAAATATGGGAGAAATATTAGTTAATGATTTAGATAGATTAAGAGAAATGAGTAAATCTATATATGCTTTAAATGCTGAATATTATAAGCAACGAGCATTAGAACTTATTGAAAAAATGGAACAATTTGATATTGCTGGTGTTAAAAAAAGAATAGATAGTGATGAATTTTTTGAACTTTTACAAGAACATCCTGAGTCTTATGATGAGTTTCTTAATTTATTATTAGATGCAAAGAATTTTGGTGGAGAAATAGGTGAATTTTTTAATTTAGACATTAGTTCTGAAGATGAAAGTATTCAACAATCGTTTAAAACTATTATTGAGTATATACAAAAAGTTCGTTCTAATTCAATATTAACTGGTAAAAATGGTGCAATTGTTAAATTATTTGATAAATATATAGCAAAATTATATTCTACTAATCCTAATGTTAGAGCAGAATTAATAAATTTGCGTACTCAATTTGGAGATATAAATTGGTTTGATTCTATATTTGCAGATACTGCTGAACTTAATAACAAACAAGTTCAAGCTACAATTCAATCTGTTTATCAAATATTAGTTAAAGCAAAAGAAATAATAACTCCAAGAATTAGAGAACAATTTATATCTGAATATGATGAAATTATGTCTAGACCTGGAGAATTTGAATGGGAACATATTATAAATGATGGTAAATATATTCAATTATATGATGAAAATTTTATAAAAGAACGCGACCGCTTAAAAGAAAAATATATAAAAGCGTTAAACGAATATGGTAAATATGATATAAGAACTTTAAGAGCTAAATTAAAAAGAGATAAATTTTTTGCATATAATATAAATCAGCCTATATTGCCACAATATTATATAACTCTTACTCGAATTACAGAAGATGTGTTAAATAGTGATCCTGAAACTTTTATTGCATATAGAGAATTGGCTGATAAATTAATGGAAGTTAAACAAGAAATTATTGCTCATGTAGATGGTGCTAGAGAAAGACAGCGTGCACTTCGTAGACAAATGAGTGAACTACTACAAGATAATGATGTTATGAAAACTTATTTTATAGAAAAAAGAAAATTGATTGAAGAATATAAAAAAACTTCTCCTTTTGAAACATGGTCTGTACAATTAAGAAAATATAGAAAAATTGTTGAAGAATATGATAAAAATAATCCTGTTATGACATTGCGTCAGAAACTTGAAAATACACAATATAAAGAAGCTTATGAATGGATACAAGATAATACTATTCAACGATTGACTTTAGAAGCGCAAATACGATTGGACACTGCATTTAGTATATTAAGAAACAATCAACATAAAATATCTATACATGATCAAATTAGTAGAGTAATTTCTAATGCTGATGCATATGATGATTATGGAAATGTTGATGGAACTAAATTTACATTAGAAGAACAAATGAATATTAAAAATATGATAACGGATTATTACGATACTCAAAATTCTGAAAAAGATGATGTAGAAGATGTTTTAATAAAATGTTTAGGTAATTTACAAAATAAAAGAATTAAACAAGAGTTTTGGAATGGAACATATGATATTGGACATAAATATAAAAATTCTAATAAAGAACGAAATATAATAATTAAAGCTATAAATAATTTATATAGAGAAGTTGATGAAGTTGCTAAAACTAAAAAAGATAGAGTTTTAGGAGAGAATGGTTTAGATGTATATATGTTTGTAAAATATGCTACAAGTGAACAACTTGAGCGTATGCAAATATTATATAGTGAATTAAGAAAAGAAAAATCTATTGAAGATGAAGAAGATAGAAGATTTATGGCTGTATTTATTTCTAATAATGCTCATACTGAATATAACGATGAACAGTTTGTTAGAGATAAAACTTTAGTATATAAAGAATTTGGTGAAGATAGCGTAAAAGCATATAGATTTAACCAAATTTATGGAAGACATGATAGAAAAACCGGAGAACTTATTAAAATAAATGGTATTTTACAAGCAAGTGATGAAACTTATGGAAAACTTATTCCAAATGATAGTAAATTTTTAAATTATGATTTTGAAAGAGCAAAACGATTTATTGATAATAATATAGAAGATGTTCCAACTAATTATTATTATGAAGCTGAAGCTGAAGCTATAAGAAATGGAACTTATGAAGAATGGTATAATGCAAACCATATTTATAATCAATATACAAGACATTGGGAACCTATTCCAATTTGGACTAAAATGTCATATAAACAAGATGGTGTATTAGCTCGTTCTTATGAATATATGCCAACTAATGATTATGAATATCTTGCTATAAAAGAAGGTAAAGAAAATAAAGATTATAAATCTTATGGTTCTAATTTTAATGTATCTATATCTTCATATAAAAATCCAAATTATTTTAGAAGTGATGGAAGTATTAAACTTACTGAAAAAGAATTGGCTATGTTACAACTGTTACAAAGATATGCTTATAAATATGCTACAACTGATAAATATAAAAAGTATAATGAAATGTATTTGCCAAGATTAAGAAAAATTAAAAAAGATTCTGAATATTTAAAAAATGCTGCTTTGCAAGCTATAGGTTTTAATATAAGAAGAAATGATATAGAAAATTGGCATGAACAAATTGGATATTTATATGATTATGATGAAGACTTTTCTATGTTTGAATTATTAAAAAACAAAGAAAGTAAAGAAAGAATACAACCAAAAAATAAAAGTGAATTTGAAACTGAACGAGAATATCATGAGCATTTAGCTGAAGTTAAAAGACAAAATGAAGAAATAGATGCTGCAAACTATAAAATAGATTCAGAATTAAGAAATGAAAATTGGAAAGATGTATTTACTCAATTAATTACTGAGGGTGAAATGAAATTAGCTCGAGATAATACTAAAAATATATTATGGTTATTGCTTGCAGATTTAGCTACAAATGATGCATATAAAGTAGATTGGAAAGGTAAAGTTAAATTAAATAGATATGAATCTAACGGTGAAGATTTATTAACATATCAACATGAAACTCAAGAAAGAGTTAGAAAAGTATTAGAAAATTTTGCTCATAGAGTAATGTATGATGAATATAAAAGACCTCATAAACTTGTTCCTTTTAGTAATGCATTACAAGCTTTTACTAGTGCTAAATTTATGGCACTTAACGTTCATGGTGGTGTTGCTAATATTGCAACAGGTTATGCTGGTATTATTGCTGAAATAATGGCAGGTGATTATTTTAATAAATCTCATTGGATTGAAGCTGAAGCAGAATATGCTAAACTATTACCTTCATTTTTAGCAGATATGTATGATACAGAAGGCTCTAATTTAATGTCTGCAATAGTAAAATTAATGAATCCTGTAGATTATGATGAATTATTAAATCGTCTTGAACAATCAAGTACTGCTGCTGAATTTTCTAAAAGATTAAATGACGCAGTATATTCACTTAATAGTTTAGGTGAACATAAAATGCAAGTTACTGCTGCTATTGCAAATTTAAAAGCAAGTAAAATTTATTATGACGAATTAAGAGGAAAATGGGTTATAGGAAATATTAATAATTATACAAGAGATATTGAAAATATGGTAATGGCTGAAATACTTGAAGAATATTCTGAAAAATATGGAAATGGCGAATTTGATATATTAAAAGCTTATGTTAATTGGATTGATAAAATTAAAACTGATATGGATTTTGCAAGACAATTTGATAATTTTACATCTGATCCAAACATTGATTTTATTAAAATGATTACAAGACAAGCACATCCTAATTCTAATTTATTAGAAGAATTTAATAAGCGTCGTGCTGAAAAATATGAAGAAGCAAGAGAAAGGTTTGAAAAAGAAGAAGATGTTATAAGTCAATTTGAATTTGTTCCTACACGAAATGGTAAAGGTTTAGCAAGAATAAAAAAAGGTTCTCATTTAACTGAAGATAGTTTTGCACAATTTATTGTAAAATCTCGTAAAATAAATAATAAAATACATGGCGTATATGAAAAATTAGGTAGAGCTGCTATTGAACAATATTGGTATGGTAATTTAGTTATGCAATATCATAAACATATATATCCAGGTATTATGAAACGATTTAGAGGTTTTGTAAATGAAGGTTATTATAATGAAGCTCGCGAAAGTGTTGAAGTTGGTTCTTATGTTAGTCTTACTAAATTATTATTTGGAGATTTTTATAAAACTCTTAAAATGAGTTTAAAGAAAAAACAAATTGATTTTAATGAAAAAGGTGAAATAACAGAAGAAGAAATAACTGTTTTAAAATCTTTACAAAATGCAGCAAGTGCATTAGTTTTAGGACTTCTTCATGTTAGACAAAATTATAAAAATCTTCCATTATGGGAACAACATAATGTAAAGCGAGCAATTGGTGATGCTTTAGCTATTTTTGATGCTGCTGCTTTAATTATGCTTATGTATGCTATGTGGGATGACGATGAAATGAAAAATGATTTATGGAAAGCTAATGTTGCATATACTTGGTCACGTATATTTAGTGAAAGAATTATGTGGACTCCTTCTGGTATGATTTCTGAAGGTCATGCTTTATGGGATAGTCCTGTAGCTGGTTCAACAGGAATTACTGATAGTCTTAAAATGACTAATGAAGTTGTTAAATTATTATTTGGTGATGAAGAAGTTGTGTACAAAAATGGTCCTTATAAAGGTAGATATAAAGCTGAAGTATTATTAACTCGTAATATTCCTGTATATCGTATTTTTAAGAATATTGAAAATATGGGTGTTAGAAATAGTTATTATAATGGTGGAACTTCTAATTTAAGTGCTCAAAAAACTCTTAAAAATATTGTTAGAGATTTACAAGAAAAATAATATACTTTAATATAAAGTAATTAAACTGTAAAAAAATATGCTCTTGCAAGCACCGATAAAGGTACTGCAAGAGCATATTATTATATTAAGTAGTTTATTTATAAGTCAATAATAGTCAATACTTTTTATTTAGAAGCTGATTTTGACTTATTTACAACTTTTATTTTATCAATAGTACAAATTATTTGTTTATCATTTAAATTCAAATTTAAGCTATTATTAGCTATTTTATCAACTTTGTATTTTTCTATAAGCTTTTGAGAAATTTTACAAAGATTAACAACAGAATTATTAGTTCTATTAAAACTTGCTATAACATTTTTAAATATTTCATTTTGTTTATCAATTATTTCTAATAAACCATTATAATCTTTTTCATAATCAATACAAAATTCATTAAATTTGTCAATAGCATGTATAAAATTAAATTGATTATCTCTAATTTCAATTATAAGTTCTTTTAATGCATCTATAGCTTCACTATTAGCATAAATCTTTTTTAATATGACAAATATTACAATTGTTATACATATAACAAATCCAATAAACATTACAAATAAAAAATTTATATTCATATTCTATATATTATGTGTATTGTTATCATTTTTATTATATGACCGTTTATTATATTTTTTTATTATTAATATTTTTTATAGCTTTATATATATCAGAATGTTCAATAGTGCTAATTTTTGCAATATTGTTTAAATTTTCATTTAAATTTAATATATTTTTACCAACTTTATTTAATGCTTCACCAACAGTATGAAAAGCTTGTTCAAATATATCTATTCCTTTTACAACTATTTTTATAACATATATTATACAAAATATGTTAAGTATTGACAATAACAATGTCAATACAGTTAAAACTAATGTAACAAATTCCATATTTAATAATGATTGATCTCTTTACAGGGAAACTAATTTTAGAACCCCTATAAAGGGAAATTATTGTTAAGCAGCAATTTCAAGTAATAAATTAGCACTTTGTTTAATTTTAGTAGCTTTATCGCCATAAAGCAAACTATCCATTCGTTTAGTTCCTTCAGCTTTATCAACATTAGAATAATAACCGTTTACTGCATTATATACACCCCAACCTGTACCTCTCCATTCTTGTTGTCCAATACCATTCATATAGTAATAATACATTTCTGCAATTATATTACATTTACGAGTGCTAATATTTGCATCATTCATAGCATCCCAACTACGAAGAACTAATTGCATAGGTGTATGACCAGTAGATTTTAAATCATTATATTCACTCTTTGATAAAATTAAACGAGCATAATAATCAGCAGCTTGGTCATCAGTAACATTTATATTTGCAAAATTATTATAAGTTTCTTCTAATGCTTTAATTTTAATATTAGATATTCCTAAAATTTCTTGTGCAATATCAAGTTTTTCATGTACACTTTCAGTATGTCTATAAGAAATATAGGCTTCATTATTATGCAATGCAGCATTCAAAGTATTTTCACAAACAACTCTAATAGGAGTTAATAATATTTTAACGCCCATAGAACCATCATGAGAAGTTGCAAATACTAAATAATTATCAACAATATCATCTTTAATAAAGATATGTTGTGGTAATTTTGCACTAACAAATATTCTTTCACCATTTCCGAAAAATCCAGCAGTTTGCCAAATTGCTTTATTTTTACCAATAGCACTATCAAAGAATTTAAAAGCATCTATATTTTGTACAGGAGTATATTTATCTTTAACAACGCCAAGAGGTATATTTAAATCAGTTCTATAAGTTCCATATACTCCTTCAATTGTACGATAAAAATTAGAGCCTTTAAAGAAACCATCTTTAATATCTATTTCATTTTGTTTATCCCATGTAGCTTCGCCTGGCATTTTAGCCATTAATGGACATTTTTCAACTTTCCAATCAAGTTTAGCTTTTTCTATAACTTCTTTTGATGTTGTACAATCACTAACATCTATTGTTCCTTTATATTTAAAAGGAATACCTTTTGAATAATAAGCCATAATTAATCAAATTTAATATATTTGTTATGTTTTTTGTTTAATAATTTTAATTGAGAGATAGTATAGCCTATAAAGTCTTTCCAACAATTAATATCATATTTTTTATATCGTATTTTTGAATAATGAACAGTTAATATACCGTCATACCATTCACCAAGTTCGCCTATATTTGTTCTTAATAGATATTTATTTCCTACTTTTACACATTCATATTTAGTTTTTGAAAATTGTTTAGGTTTATTAAAAGTTATTTCTGAATAATCAACTGTTGCTCTATCATGAGTACAATATCTTAAATTTAATTTATGATCTCTCATAGCTAATTTTGAATCAGTAAGAATAGGACAATTATATTTTGTAATTAACGTTTTTAACATTGGTTCTCTATGGTCAACAACATATATTAAACAATCTTTATCATCAGAAGATTTAAAATATACTTTAGCAACAGGCATTTCTATTGGTTGTTCAATAGTTATATTATTTTCATAAGACTCTTTAATAAAATAACAATCATCTATATAATCTCCAGAAATTATTCCACCTTTTGAAATATATATAGGCATTTGTAAATCAATATCTGACGCTTTATAACTCTTTTTTTCTCTAAAATCAAATATTTTTTTAACTTTAATATGATATGCGTTTTCATTATAAATACTTCTATCAGAATTAATAGGAAAATTTGAATTCCAAATTATATATTTACATCTTTTATGTAATAATAACGTATGATTATCTTCTTTAATAAAATCATTTTTAGTAAAAGTTATAGGAGTTAATGGGATAAAATTTAAAAAGTTTTCACATAAATCTTTAGTTTTTGTTAAATATAATCTAATAAAAGTTGTATTTATAGTTTTACCTTTATTAATAAAATCAATCAATGCAGAAAAATAAGCATATTGACTGATTTTTATATAATCATCATCAATACTTTCTATAAATGATACAGCCTCTCGCTTAATAAAAGCGAGAGTATCTGTATCAGTAGAATTTATATTAAAAATAGATAAATCCATAATTTTATTTCATTTGAAGTGAATAATTAGCTTCTTTATGACAACATGATATAATATTTACATCATTTGTTGCTTTAAGATAATCTTTTGCAATAATTTTATTTACATTTAAATCAAAATCTATACCAATATTTATAATTGGTTTAAATATACCATTATCTGTTCTAAAAGCATTTGCAATAGAAGATTTAGTAGAATATGAAACTTCAATCATTTCTAAATCAGTTGGAGTAAATGGTAAATATTTATCAATAACTCCATCAGTTTCCATTTCTGCTTTAATATTAGCATTCATTGTATTACATAATCCATCTAAATCCCAATCAATATGTGGATGAAGCATTCCGTATGAATATAATTCATGAATTAATCTATCTAATTCTCTTTTAAGATATCCAAGCCTTATATCATCTTCTTTTATAGATTCAGAACGACGAGTGCTAAATTTAAATGTTGGAAATTCAATACAATATCCACCACTTTTTGTTTGTATACCAAATTGTTGAACAGCAGTTAAAACAGTTTTCTTTGCAGTTTCTTTTCTTGATTCTATTCCTTTACGAATAAGTTTTACTCGTTCTTCTTCTGCTTTACAAGCTGCTATATCATTATCAAGTTTATGAAGATATTGATTATATCCTTCCATTTTAGAATTAAAATTTTCTTGAGTTATAACCAATTGTTCTTCATCTTCTGGAAGAATTTCTCCTCCTTGTTGCTCTATTTTATCGTAAAGAGCAATCATATCTTGTTCAATATTATATAAATTTGCCATATTTGTTTTTATTTATTCCCCTGTAGGGGGATTGTTTATTTTATCTATTTCATACATTTCTGTTTGAGGTTCAAATTCAACATCTTCAATTAATTCTTCAAATCTATTTAAAAGAGCATTTCCTTTATATATAACATTATTACCATTTAATATTTTTCCACCTCGTTTTAAACATTGTAATCTAATTCTACAATGATATTCATTTTCATTAAGACTTGTAGTAAATTGTTTAGTAGGATTACTATTTATTATAACATAAGTTCCAATTTTATACTGTTGAGTATTAAATTCTAATATTCCCTCTTCAGGGTCTTGTAGTTTAGTCCACATATTAATTATTAGGTATTAAAGGTTTATTATATTTTTCTTTTGCAAAATCATTTGCTAATTTATCTATATCATATCCTAATTTAATAAATTCATTTCTTATTTGTTCCATTATTAATCTAGCATTTGGATGAGGATTTCCTGCAATACCATAATATCTAAGTAATAAAATATTCAACCATTCATCTATAGAATATGTATAGACAACTGTAGTTGCAGTGCATAAAGGAAGTAACTCTCGTGCAATTTGAGGCGCAGCTCCTTTTTTAATTACTTCTTTATAATGAGTAACTTCTTTATGAAGATAGCCTAAAAAGCTTTTTGTTTTTTGCTGAATATATTTAATATCAGTGCTTTCTGAATACCAAACATTATCACTAATTCTTATATTAGCTTCACAAAGAGGTACAGTTATTGAAATTTCTCCGCCTGCTTTTAAATATTCTATGCCAATTAAATCTTTTCCATCATATATTACTAAATCTATTTCTTTATGAGAGTTCCAAATTTCATTTGTATATAAATCAAACCAATAAGGTTGTGCAATAGCAACGTCATTATTAAATTTATTAGCAGTATAATTACAATATCTTGTTGATTCTTCACTAATATTATTAGGACTAACTCTATTTAATTCACGAGAAGTACTAATTTGTGTTGTAATACAAAATGTATATCTCATCATATTAAAACCTACAGGTGTATTATTAAAAAATTCAGGAGACACTTCATATTGATTAAATCTGTTCATAAATTCAGTATTTTCTAAATAAAATTGTCCATTAATGACTATATAATAGATTTCATTTATATATTTAACTTGACAATAAATATTTTGAGAAAGTAATATTATATCTGCTAATAAATCATCATCTTTTATATAATTATCTTTAACTATAATATAATATTTAGTAGAATGCCTAAATACACTAAAATGATGTTTATCAATAAGCATATTTATCATTGCTGAATCTTTTATTATGTCAGGGGTTCTTTTTCCTTTTGACCCATAACAAATACTTGCACATTTTGCAATATGATGTTGTGGCAAATTTTCTTTCCACAACTCAACTTTAGGTTTAACTATATACATATTTTAATTAAGAAATAAATATTGATAAGCTTTTAAACATTGATTAAATAATGATAAATAACTAACTCTTGGATTAGGAATATAATAATCAAAATCTTTTAATCTTTTATCACTATTATGAACATTTGTTTCATCTTTTTCTGTAAATGTTAATGTTTCTCCTACATTAATAAAATATACTTTTATTCTATTGCCATCTTCTAAACGACCTGTGCTTGCATCATGAGCAGCATATCGTAATGAAGTAATTTCTTCTTTAAATCTTACATCAGCAATAAAAGCATATCCTTTTTCACGAGAGCATTGTATAACTTTTTGTATAGTTTTATTACTCCAATAATGTTCATCATACATATTTCTAAACATTTCAGTACCTACAAATTCTAATATACTACGAAGTTTTATAATAGGTATTATGTTTAATTTATTAGCAGTCATTAAATGTTCTGCTATAGTAGCTTTTAAAGGCATTATTTTATAATAAGCTTTATAATTTTTACCTTTAGCAATTAATTGTGTTCGTTTTTCTATATCTTCGTCACTTACAAAATCATCAGTTCCATATATCCACCATAATATATCTTTATATGTATGATCATCAAATAAATCTCTTCTAAGATTTGTAATAATAGCACATATATCTTTAAGATGATCTGCAAAATGAAATATAGAAGGAGATGTAAAATTTTTTATTTTTGCTAAATGATACCAATCTGAATATTTAGCTTTTTGAATACCAACAGAAAATATATAATTAAACATTGAAGCGCAAGTATTTTTTCCAGCACCTTTATCTCCTTCAAATCCAATAATTATTTTGTCTTTTATCATAATAATACAAAATTACAAAATTTTTTTGAATTGACCAAATTTACAGGATAGTATAATTTATAAATTTGGCTTAAAATTGCTTATAAAAGCGTATAAATTAAATAGTTTGCAATGAAAAATAATTTTAATCAAAAGCTATAAACAGCTATAAAACACAAAATTTAACAAAGAATATATATAAAAAAAGTGCTGATATTAAATCAGCACTTTAATTAATCATATATTTATCATATTCTTCGGTACTTTCTATATATTCTAAATTAAATTTATTATTATGTTCAATTAAATATTTAATTTCTTTATGAGTTTCAATAGTTACTTTTATTTTAGTTCTACCATAATCATCATATTTAACTGGTTTACATTTTTCATTAAATTTTGTATTAGAAAATAAAATATAATAATAATATTCATTAGCATACATATCATATTCTCTCACTTCAATATACCATTTATAATATGGTTTTCTATTTAGAAGAATCGTTTTACGAGCTTCTAAATACATTGGATATTTATCTTTATTAGTTAATATTTCATATCCGTAAAGAGCTGTCATAATTAATTAAATAATATATGTAGTTTTAACATGGAAAGGAACTTGTTCAATACCACTTCTTTCTCCATATTCAACGTACATCTTTTTTCCTATATATTTATCTCTTTCTTTAAATATAGATTTTTGATATTCTAAAGTTCCACCAACATGCACTTCAAATTTAGAATCATTAATATCATTTTTAAGTAAAAATATAGGAATATCTGGTCGTTTTATTCCTTCACTACTAATAGCAACAATCTCAAATATACCATCAGTACTTCTTTTATATTTAATCATAGACATATTTCTTGCACCATATTGATATTCTTTATAAGGATTACGAAGAATTAATCCTTCAAATCCACAATCTATAGAATGATCTCTTGCTTTTATAGCATCTGTATTATTTGTAATTTCAACACTTGGTAAAACAATAAATCTATTTTGATTTGCATAATGCATTTCTTTAGATTTAAAATATGGTACAAAATTAGCAAGATTTTTTATTCTAAATTCTTCTCTTGTTAATTGTATAGTTTCTCTAATAGCAATATCATAACACCAATATTGTATTAATTTATTTTCTTTACAATTTGGATCTTTAACAAAATGATTTATTTCATTAACAGAATGACCAGGTAAATAAAGTTCTCCATCAAGTATCCAATCTTCATCAAGCATATATTCAATAATTTTATTTGGAATAACTGAAAGAAGATAACTTTCTAAATCATATAGACTTTTCCAAATTGTACCTTCTCGACTTTGAAATGTTAAACTTATTGGATGAAATAAATTCATTTCATTACGATGAGCAGATATAAAACATCTTAATCCGTTTATTTTCCATTGACCAAAATAAGATTCACATTTAGCAAAAACTTTATTATTAGTATTATCATAAGTTTTAGCTAACATAGGAAGCATTATATTATCAGCAGTAGTTCTTTCATAAGGAAGATAAGTATTAAGATATTGCTCAATACTTTCCTTTACAGGGGATTCATTATTATCTCGTAGTTCATCTATATATTTATATCCACTTTTTCTTTTAGCAGCAACCATAGATTTATATTCATCATCACATGTTCTATGAGTTTTAATAACGTCAGTAATATCTGTTTTTCCAACTATACCATGATGAACGATAATAATGTCATCAATAGAATTTATTTTTCCGAACCAATAACAAGGTTTTCCTTGATTGTTTCTTCTAAATAAAATAGTATGGATATCTTGTTCATTAAACATTGTTTAAAATTTAAATTTAAGTTTACTAAAATCAGGAGAACGATTTATCTTTTCTCGTTCTTTTCTTTCTTTATTTGTACTTGCAGATTTTTCTCGAAGTTTTCTTTCTTTTTCTGCAATTATTTCAGCATTTAATTTAGTTGCTAAATTAGGATTATCGCTTGTTATCATTTCTCCTGTTCTTGGATTAACATATTCATATATAGGTGCACCAGTAAATAAATCAAATGTTTGTCTTCTATAAAATTCATTTTTAGGTTTTGGTTTAGAATTTTTATTTTTGGGTTTCTTTTGTTTAGGTTGAACAGGAGGAATATAATCTTTTTCATAAACTAAATTACAAGCATGAAAAAGAAGTAATTTATCAATCCATTCATTCCATTTTAAGTGATTATTAAATTGTTTAACATAGAAAATATATTCAGATAGGGCTGATTCATATCTTGGTGTATTAATATGACAAGTTAATAGACCATCTATCTTTTTAGATAAATCTATATCTCGTAATATATTTCCTAATATAGTTTCAATATCTTCATCTGTTTTCCAATTTTTTAAATTACTTAAACGAGTTTGATTTAAAGGCATTGGTTTAATTTTAAGTATATCTTCAGCCTTTTTAATAGGATTGAAATAATCAAGTTCTAATTGATTTATACTATCCATAAAAATTATGATTAGCGTTAAATATAGCATGTTTTAAAGTACTATTTTTATTTATATCAACTAATGATATTTCATCATCATAAGGTCTAAATTGTTCATGTAGTTTTTCATATCGTTCATACTCTTTAATAAATAATTGTTCAATGTCTTCAAGAGTAGAAGAAGTAGCAATTATATCATTATTATGATATAAAATAAAATTATGTACCGTTATTCCCCATTCATGCTCCATTATTTCTTTAACATTTTAAATATAATAATATATTTAGGTTTTCCTATTTGACAATGTTTATATTTATATATTTTAGAAAGATTAAATGTATTATAACCTTTCATCACACCATCTGTTGTAGTAACTTCAGCAGTATTATAATTAAATTTAGAATTAATCCAAACTCCATTTTCATGATTATCTCCAAAATATTCTATAGCATCTATTAATTTCTTTTTAGTAAAATCTGCTTCTCCAATATAACAATTATCAGGATGTATTAATCCATATTTAGGACTATTATATTTATAATGCTTTTTAATAATTAATTCAAATTCTTCTTTTGTAACAGTTTCCATAACTGTATCTATATAAGAACTACCATTTTTAGAACGGCATATCAGTATAGACGTTCCAAGAACAGGTATTGGATATGTTATTTCGTTTATCATCTTTTATTTTGTTAATTGTTTCATTAATAAGTGTACAAAGTTGATTTATACCTATTTTTGTACTCAACTCTGCAAAATCTTTAGCACCATATTGTTTTGGTATAAGAATTTGTTTAAATCCAAATGTTCTTTTAAAATATATAGCTTCCGTTATACCAGTTCTATCATTATCCATAAATGTAACAATTTCTCCATTTATTGCTAATTTATCTTTAAGCCATGAAACTTCTACATCTCGTAATTTATATGTTTCATGTGGGATATTAATTACACCTATTTTAATTTTAGAACCCCTGTAAAGGGAACTATAATATTTTATAGCACTATTTAGAGCAAGTCTGTCTTTTGTAGATTTAGTTATAACAATATAATTATATTCTCGTTCAGATAAATTTAAAATTCCTTCAATATGATTACAATTACAAATAAATTTACTATGACTGTTTTTAGTTCGTTTAGGAAAATATAATTTATAATTATTAATATTATCATTTCCTCTTCCTAAATAATAAGCATAGCATGGGTCTTTAGAATCATAATAATATTTTGGTTCAGGATTTTGTTTTCTATTTATATAAAATTGTTCTATAGGATAAACAAAATTAATATTTAAATCTTGTATAGAAATATTAAATTGATTCCAATATATTATATCATTATTATTCCATTCTCTTATCACTAAATCAATAACTGGTTTATCTCTTTTAAGTTTAATAATACCTTCATTTATTTTAGTTATAAGATTAGGGTCTTTTTCTTCATTATTTATTATATCTTTGAAAGTTAATGATATATGTTTTAATATTTGTATAAAATCTTTTTTATCATCAACTTTAAATTCTCTATTATAAGATTTACTTATTACTAATGCAACGGCATCAAAACAATCTCCCCAAAAATAACCAGCAAAATCTCTAAATTTTAATCTACCGCGATTATCATAGCGAAATCCACAAGTAGGATGAGTATCAACTCGAATTGGAGATAATATTAAAGTTCCTTTTTCAATACATTCTTCGATTATATTGACAGGTATACCAAAATATGTACTAAAAATTAATTCTTGACTTATTTTACTTAATATATATTGTTTAGTATATGTATTAGTATTAATATGCCTGCCCATAAAATTAAAAAAAATACCTACTATACCATAATAAGTATAGTAGGTATAAACAAAAAGTTAATTAGAAGGGTGAATCTTCGGCAGCAGCTGCAGCAGCACCATCAAATGGGTCTGTATTAGCCCAATTTGGAGCACCATTTATAACTGGACCGCCAATACCTGGAAGATTAGGTTCTTTCTTTTCTTCTATTTTCATAGGTTTAATAGTTTCTCGCATAGCATTTAATCTTAATGTAGGAGGAACATTTTGATTAAATATTTCTATAGCACCTTCACCTACAAAAGTAGCAAAAGTTAAATCTCCATTACGATTAATTGCTTTCCATTGTTTACCAACTTTTTGGAAACGAATAAGTTTAATCCATAAAGGAATAAATTTACCATCAGCAGTTTGATAAACAGGTTTACCGTCTTTACCTTCTGTTAAAATATTAACAAAGTTTTGAAATAGAGTAGTCCAACCTGCAATGATTTTATCAACATCTAATGAAACATATTCTCCATTTTCATCAGTGTCATCAAATGGAAGAGTTAATTTAGATTCCATTTCTTCAGTCATAGGTTGACCTTTAAGAATAAATACATCAAGTATATGTTTCATCCAATCAAAAATAGAATCAACTTTCCAACTTTCTTTTCCACCAGGAATAGTATTTACATTGCTTTCTTGAGCACTCCAAGATAAAACAACATAATGTCGTTTAGCAGTTTCTGTTTCATTACTTGCAAATGTGATAGCTAAACGAGGAATTTCAAGTCCATTAAAACTTGGCATACCAGTTGTATCTTCACCGATTTTTGCAGTACCTAAAACAACACTGTCAATATGAGCTAAAAATAATCCTGTTTGAGGATTAGCATGCTCATGACTAAATTTTAATCGTGTAGTACCACGAGCAGTACCTATACCACGACCTTGTTTCTTTTTTGTTTCTTCTGACATAAATTTGCAAATTTAATTATTGAATACAAAATAAAGCCGAAGACTTTGTAAAACAATTACTTAATCTTCGGCTTTATCAACAAAATGATTAATAGTTAATTACTCACCGCGACGCATAGGAGCAGCATCTTCAACGAAAGTAAGAGGATAGCACGGAACTTTAATTGTTTCATAACCATTGTTTATCTCAATTTCAGTAACTTTAGTTACATCGAGAGCATAGGTACGATTAATAGCTGTGCGTTCATCTTCAGCAATATCGCGTTTCATTTGTCCCCATACATTACCATCGCTAAATTTCAATGGAACACCAGTACCAGCAGCTTTACTTGATGAAGCAAGTTTAGAACCTGTATACTTTTCAGTTTCTATTTGTACAAACTGAGCAAGAATTTCAGCTTTCTCATCATCAGTGATACCATCACGACTGAGAGCTTCAACGAGTTCTTCTTTACCAGAAGCTAATGCAGCAGCTTCCATATCAGCAAGATTAGCTTTAGCATAAGCAAGTCTATCTTCAGCAGTGAGACGTTCACTTGTCATAACAGGTTGACCTACTTTATCAAGAACTTGAACACCTTTAATAAGACCAAATACATCAAATTCTTTATGAATAGCAACGATAGCTTCTTCAGAACCTAATGTAAGACCATGCTCTTCACAAAATGCTTTAAGAGTAGCATTATTGCCTTGTTTAATAGCATTTGCAATAGCTTCATAGTTACTTACAAATTGAATGTAATCTCCATGAGCTACACCCAAAAGAGAAGAAGCTGCACCACTCAAAGTGAAACCACCTTTTGTTGAGTTAACTACTAATTCAGCTTTGTCATTTACTTGACGTTGACCTGCATTAACAACAGCAAGTCCAAATTCAGAACCAAATGCGTTCATAATTTAAATTTTTTTAAAATGTTAATGTTAATTGTTTCATGAGGTATTGTTTCTTTTTTAAGATTTTAATTGATTACCTCGACATCAACAAAATCTTTATCATCAATATTTTGATTATTGACTAATTTGATTTCAGTAGTTTCCATAACTCCAAAGAGTATATCACTACCTATATCCCGAGCAGCATAAGTAAAAGCACGATTTCCAATCATTATACGCGGATATTTTTTATATGTATCTTTATCAAACATACCAGCAACAACCGCTTCTTTAAATGTAAATCTACCTTTACTTGTCATTGTAATGCCATTTACAGATCTTTGTATTTCATATTCAGTTACATAATCTACAGCAACTGCTGGAATACGCCATACACCAATTTTTTTATTAGCTGCAGCCGCTTGCATTTGAGTAGCATTAGCAACAACAGCAAATTGGTCAGTATTAAGACGATATTCAGGATATTTATTTCCACGAGCGTCAGCATACCAACGAACAGGATAAACATACATATTATCGCCATCAATATCTTTTTCTCTTTTGTTTTCAGCGTCAGCTTTACTTTGGCATTTAACAACATAATCAGGAAGTTCATCATCAATAAATTGGTTTATACCGTCTGTATATTCATACAGAGGTTGATAATCTTTAAGACACTTCCAAGTACAACCTGCCCTCGATAACAAACCTTTGATGATATGAATATCTACACCTGTTTTTCCATTAATTACATGAACATGTTCAGCACATGCTGTAAAAGGTAATCCTAATTCTTTAGCTCTAATAGCAATTGCAAGACCGTCTTGAATACTTGTTATACCACTATTTTTAGAGCTTCTTATATATTCGCTTAAAAAAGATTTAACTTTTACTAAATCTCCTTCATCGAATAAATTAAGATTATCAAAAGCATTAATTGCTTTATGTTCAATTTCACGGACACCAACTTGTGTAGAATCTTTTTTAGCTACTTGTTGATTTGGAAGATTATCAACAGTAGCACTTTGTTCACTTGTTGTTTTATCCATATTTCAAATATCATTTGTTATTTTTAACACTGCAAATATACAATAAATTTTTGAAATAACCAAATTTTTAATAAAAAATTTATTATAAAATATAATTTTCGTTAGTGTTTGACATTATTTGGACATTATTCAATATATTTTCTTTATTGAGAGATTTTTCTTCAATAGTATTAATACTATATATTCTATATACTTGATTTGGTATAATATTACAATAACTATTTATAAATCTATTTTTAAAATCAACAATATTACTTGTTAAACAATCTGTAAATATAATTAAATCAAAATTAATTTTTAATTTAGT